CGGACGTCCAAATGGAGCAGGCCGACCAGGTCCGGATCATCTTGGAAGACTTCCTCTTGGGGGCTCTTATGGACAATGACGGGAGCGATGCCCGGACACAACCGTTTTTTAAGCGGGCCATGACGAAGCTGCTGGCCATCATCAGAGGAGGTCTGGAATGATAAAGCTGCGTTCACGCTGGATGCGTCTGGTCGACCCTGCATTGCCCCGGAGGCCGGGGGGTGGACGTGTGACCGTGTCGGTCACACGGGATCACGTTTTGCTCTGCGTGGTCCTGATCCCGGTCGGCCGAGTGGTCATTCCCCTGCGACAGCCGGGAAGAGGTAATCCGGATTTCGGGCGGAAGATGGCCGAGGGGAGGGATTGATGCCAAAATTCAACCTTGATGTACATTTCGGCGTTTACTGCGCGAAATGCGGGAAGCCGATGTGTTCCAACTGCAATACGGACATCCCATCAAAAAGTGGGCTGAAAATGACCGTAGAACCGTGCCAGAATTGCCTTGATAAAGAATTTTCCAGAGGAAAGAAGGAGAAAGCGCCATGACCGGCCTACGCTACACCGAATCGGAAATCGAAGAGACGGAAAAATACGGGCTGCCGATTTCCCAAATAGAGAAAGCGTCTCCGGGGCTATTCACAATTCAGGAGGCCCTATGACCTGCCCCGCCACAGAAGCAACATGCCGCCGCAGAGGTGATTTTCCGAGAGGTCCATCAACATGGATGGGGGCCGAAAATACGGCCTATTACTCCATTCCGTTTACCTGGAATTTGCCGAAGATGGCCACTGTTTTTCAAAATGTCGATATTTTTATTGATCGCATCGTCGTTGGCGGTCCAGCTGTCCGTCTCATGCCCCACTATTTCAACGATATGCCATATGTCCATGTCGATCTCAGGGACATCCCCGGCGTGATGCAGCGGGTGAATCCATGGGCGACAAAAACATCAACGGGATGTATCCGAAAATGCCAATTTTGCGCCGTTCCTAAGACGGAGGGTGCGCTTGTGGAGCTGGACGACTGGCCAGACCTGCCGATCATCACGGACAACAACCTCTTGGCGACATCCGTGGCCCATTTCGACAGGGTGATGGACCGCCTTGAGAAGCACAAGGGGGTTGATTTCAATCAAGGGCTGGATGCGCGCCTCATGACCAATTATCACGCTCAACGGATCGCGCGGCTAAAACTGGCAAAGCGTGGCGTTCGCCTTTCGTTGGACAACATGACTCATTGGGATAATTTTCTCGACGCCATTTGGATGTTTGATCTCGTCGGGATCGCAAAGCGCAATATCAGCTCATACGCCATTATTGGTTTTGATTCCGACCCGTCAGAGGCATGGGAGAGGTGCAAGGCTATCGAAAGCCGTGGCGTCCGCGCTCTCCCCATGTGGTTCCATGAGCTGGACGCGATGGAGCACAACATGGTCACGGAAAAACAGGCCGCGCTGGGATGGAATGACTACGAAAGGCGGCGGATCATGCAATGGTTTTATCAGCACAAAGAGGCGAAAAGATGACCTGCTCCTACCCCTACGACCCCGATGAAAGCGTCTGCCGCACCCGTCGCCGAGCCCGCCGGGAAGCACTTGACGCCCGGCTGATGGCACAGTCGAGGAGGAAGAAATTCAAGCAAGCCTCTTCTAGGAGGTATACCGGGCCTCCCGGCGCTGCTTGGCGTTCTTCGCCGTCCTGGAGGTTTCGATCACTTTCTTGATCGTCAGGGGGAGGACCAGTTCGGTCACCCCCTTTTCTTTTCTCTCCGCATTGAAGGCTTTCACGTCTCTGATCAGGTTGGGCATCGCGGATCTCCGGCCCTCTTCCTTGGCGATCCGGTAGGTCTCGCCGATCGCCGTCTGCTTGCTGGTGAAGTAGATTTCGACACGCTTGGCGCTCGCCTGAACCTCGCGTTCGAGGCTGGGTCGCTGCGGCTGGAATCCCATGGCCCGGATCGAGGTTTCCCAGGGGCCCAGGCTGAGGGGCTGGCCGTCGGTATCGAGGACCGCCCGGCCGGTGGGGGTGGTCATGTGCCCGGCCATCCCCAGCTCCTTGCCCAGCTCTGAGCCCCGGAGGGCCGTGAATACCGCGGAGGTTGCCTGGGGAGTCCCATAGCCTAACGCGGCCCAATAGTCCCCGCGGCTGAGAGCCTTCAGCGCCCGGCCTTCCGATTGAACCAGCCCGCCGCCGGCGCCCGTGATCGTCTGTAGGGGAGTTTCGCCGACAAAGGGGAGGCCGATGCGCAATGATCCGCTGATGTTCAGGCCGGCCAGCCCGGGGATGCCCGCGGTCCCCACGGTCTCCATGGTCTTGCCTCCCATCCTGTTCAGCGCCTGCTTCAATCCCAACGTTGGATTGTAGCCGGTCATCTTCTCGATCATCTCCATGATGTCCTTGATAAAGGGCAGACCCAGGAGGCCGCCGAACATCGCCATCCAGGCCAGCGAGGTGGCGATCGCTTTGAAGTCCCGGCGCCCGTACATATCCACGAGCCAGAGGGCGTAGTTGTGAGTGAAGGACCGGAAGGTAAGGCCACCACGAACCGCCGCCGAGGCAATATCCCCGCCGCTCTCCAGGGGCGAGTAGTTGGCCTTGTGCATGGGGTAGTGGGTCCGATTGACGAACTGGACCGCCGACTCCCTGGCCTGACGTTCCGCGACCGAAGTACTCTTCCCCTCCTTCAGCCGGAGGGCCAACTGCGGCCGGAACATGGCGAGTCCCGCCGACAGCCGGTTGAAGACCTCCATCATCTGGAAGGGTCGGCCGGTCACTTCCATGATCTGGCGGGCCAGCAGCGGGAGCTTCTCTTTGGTCGTGTCGATGATGTTCTCCACGAACTGTGCCTTCCCGACCCCGGTGATCAGCAAGGCCTTCAGGAAGTTCTCTTCGGCTTCGCTGAGCCCCGTCTTCTTCCAGTCGATATCGGTAATGGCCCGCTGGCCCTTCACAAACGTTTTGATCCCCATGCCCTTCCGGATGTCGTTCATGGCACGGACGTAGTCGCGGGTCGGGTTGACGGTGATGTGGGCGGCTTCCAACTTCGTCTTCGAGAACCTCGCCCAGGATCCGAAATCAGGGATCGCGGCAATGAAGTTCTGCGTCGAGTTGACGATCGCGGGACGCAGGATTCCGCCCAGGAACCAGGTGAACATTCCCGACCGGTACCACTGGACGGCCCCGTCCCATCTGGTTTGGTTCCGGAGGTTGTCGCGGCCGGCCTTCGCCAGGGAGTCGTAGAGCCGGAGATCATTGGTGGTCTTCTTGACGTCCTGCATCAGCCTGAGGTACTTTTTGGCGGCCGTCTGTTTGGTGATCTTGCCGGCGTATCCGGTGATGTAGTCGACCAGAACCTTATCCAGGTTCGTGGTTTCGTAACCTTCGACGCTCTCGCCCTTCTTCCCCCGTTTTATCATGTGGATCCAGCCACGACTGTTCATCTCGTCGGCCACGGCCTGATAGAAGGGGTCGTAGAGCTTTTCGATCGCATCCGGATCTTCGGCTCCCTCTTTCATCCGATCGATCGACTGGCTGATGATGGTGAAGGTGTTGACGTCACTGATGTCGTGGAAAGCCCACTCAGCAACCTGCCGGCGCTTCACGGTCGTCATGCGAAAGCGGGGGAGCAGCCGCCCGTTCTTGGCGTATTTGGGGTTCGAGAGAATCCGCTGGACGACCTGAGCGGCATCGGCCTTATTCTTAAAGGGCCGGCGGTAGACGTCGATCTCTTTCTCCAGGGGTTCACCTTCGGGGCCCTCATCCTCCACCTTCTCCAGTACCTTGACCTCGAATTCTCCCTCAGGGAACATCCGCGGGAAATAGAAAGGGTTTTTTGCCAATTCCTTCCGAGAGTCCACGATCCGCATCATGTGAGGTCGTGTCCTCAGGTACGCGGTCACCAGCTCCTGGGTCGCTTGCTTCAGCTCTTTGCCCTCCAGCCCATAGCCCTGATTCAGGATATCCTGGACTCCAAGAATCCCCCCCTCCATTTTCTCGTAGGTCTTCTGATAGTTGGAGACGAGAGCATTGACCTGGCGGGTCGTCATGCCCAGCACGCCCTTTTCGAGGTTCTTCAGCACTGTCTGCGTCTTGACGCGGAAGCTCCTCCGAGCAGTCTGGCCGACGATCTTCAGTTCGTTCCGGCCGAGGTGCAGGATATCGGCATCGTTGAGCTCCCCGTACTTCATGCTCAGCAGGTTGTACCAGGGGCTGTTGACGTAGCGTTCCAGGGCCATGTCTTCGAGGTACTGGAAGTAGTTGTCGAACATGGCATCAAGGGTCTGGCGGACCCCGATCAGGGCTTCAGCTTCGACCTGGTTCAACTTGATCGTCTCCGTCCCCACCCGGATTCCCTTCTGCAGCAGATCGGCGGGGACGTAATTGAGCCGATGGACCTCCGCTTGCCGCTCTTCGGTCAACCCGGTCAGTTCCCCTTTGACCTGGTCGAGGTGGATCAGGATTTTCTCGATCCGTTGGCGCGAGACAGGATCTTTGATATCCATGAAGGATTTGATCCCGGCCAGAAACTGATGGGTGACCTCGCCCTTATGCTGCGGCCGCTCCTCTCCAAAGATGTTCCACCACCGTTGCCAATGCTTCGCAGACGTCGTCAGCTCGCCGCCCTTGCGTTCCTGGGCATTCCAGAAGGGCCGGCTCAGCCATTGGCGCCACCAGGAGAAGGCGTCGGCATTGGCCTCCCGCATCACCTTCAGCACGGCCTGATACTCACCCTGCATGGTATCGGTGAGGTTGGGGTTCTGGAGGCGGTTATAGGCTTTGAGGATGCCGGCCTGATCCTTGATCGAGAACGAAGAAAGGATTGAGGCGAGGGGCTGGACGGTCCGGTAAGCCGATCGAACCGGTGCCGTATCGGTTTCGCCCTTCATCACCATCTGCCTGGCTGCGTCGACGGCATCGCGGATATCGGACTCATTCAGCTCCAATCCGATCCCATAACGCCGGCCGAAGGCCCTGGCGAGGTCGCAGACCATCCGGACGAAGCGCTGCCACAACGTCGGGGCTCGGTACTCGAGATCCCCGTTGGCGATCATCTCGGCGGCCGCATCCAGCCGGCCCTCCTTGGTCTTGAAGTCGAACCGATAGTTGAGCGGTTCGAGGGTTCGGGCAATCTCATCCTGCCCATAGAAGTCGAAGACCCCCTGAAGGAACTGGTCAAGCCGTTCTTGGGTTCCAAAGACCCTCCGGATACCAACGTGCCCCACGGCCTCATGGAGCAGAGCCCTCCCGATCGCATCCGGCGAAGGAATGGCGTCGGCGATGAAATAGATCTGGTTGTCGGGAGTCGTAAAAGCACCCACTTCGGTGGGGCTGTTCGTGCTCAACACCCAATTTTTCAGGTCGTCCGGGAGATCCTCGATGCTCTGAACGGTTTCGACGGCGCCGGGGTCCATGCCGTCCATTTCCGTCAGCATGTCCTGAACCATCAGGCGAACCCCGGATTCACTCATTCCGGGACCGGTCTGCCCGACCATCCGCGACCATGTGGGTTGGGGCTCCAGGAGACTCTCGCGCATCTCCGGCGTAAGTTTCCCCGACCAGACCGTATGCCGGTAGGTATTGGGATTTGGCTGAACGATGACGTTGGAAGGAGGCGGAAAGATTCTGTGGTTCAGGACATCCCCAATCTCATCCTGGGTCTGGAGAACCGTAGCCTCATCAGCGTTATCGGTGGAAATGAACTCGCGCGCTCCCGGTGCGGTGAATTTGATCTTCAAATAGGGACCGTCTGCCCCAGCCCGGAAAACATAACCGTTTCTGCCGCCACGGATCTCCGACTTCTCCACCCGGGCGCCAGGCCACTGGCGCAGAAACCGCTTGGCGAACCCGGTAACCTTTTCATCGTAGAATACCTCCATCCCCTTGCCGCCGATCACAAGATCCAGGCCCTCATAGACCTGAGTCTGCTCGTTGCTTGCCAGAATCTTTTTCGCCATATCCTTTCCGACAACATCGGGAAGCTTTTCGGCAGGGAATAAGCCGATGCCGCGTTGCTGGTCATTATGATCGGTGATCATTATACTCCATGATTTTTTTACCTGTTCAGCGCGAAGGCTCTTGATCTGCTTACTCAGATCGTACCGATCGGCCTGCTGCTTTCCGGTTGTCCATGATACCTGGTCGAAGCCATTCTCGGCCGCGTAGCGGAAGGCCCGCCGAAGGAGAACCTCGTGATAATTGTCGGCGAACGGCGGGATGATGTTCAATTCGGCGATCTGATCGGAGAGATCCTGGATCTTATCTTGAATGCGGAAATATCCAGGATTCCTGCTATCCAACGCAGCCGGATCCTCCCTCAATTCGTTTATCCGAGCCTGAAGACGGGATGCTTGTTTGTTTTGTTCCTCTCCACCCCGTTCTGCCCAATCCGACTGGATCTCATTGACCATCAGGACACGTTGGCCTTGCGCGTTAGAGAAGGATGCTGTCCGGAGCCACCCCACGATATTCTTCCGACCTCCGAAATGCTGCGAGGTGAAGGAAAGTCCCTCGGGGGGATTGTCCCAGCGAAAAAGGATTTCGGCTACGTCAGACCCTCCGAGCAGGTTGAGCCGTGTGCCACCGACCGCTTCGTAAACAACGGTTTTGGTCGGCGGAACCATAACCACGTCGATCTCGTTTTCCTGGACATACCGGGCAAAAGCCTCTCGATCGATCCGGCCATCTTTCTGGTTCCGTTCCAGCCAGCCATCGATGTCCATGAATTTCATTTCAGCCGGCTTTACCCCATGTGTCTGGAGCCACTTGGGGATCGACTGTGCGACCGCCGGCATGGTCTTGGTGTTCTCGGTGACCGCCTTTACTAGTTGGGAGTAGAAAGCCGGGCGGGGCGCCCGGGAGAACAGCAGGCCCTGTTTGGGAGGAGGAGGAGCTTCGGACATGCCGGGCCCCACCGCACCCTTCGGCGTAAGGGCAAAGTTCTTTTCCATCTCAACTCCCGGAATCTCTCCGGTCCCGATCTCCCCCCGCGTAACAGCTCGATCGACGTCGACCTTCCCGATGCGCTCAAGAATATCCGCGTAGGCGGCCATCATCGAGAACCAGTTCTTCGTCTCCCGGCTCTGCACCAGAACCTCGTGGACGGGGTGGTAGGGGCGGCCGGCGAAGATCCGCTTCATCACCCGGGCCCGTTGGACGGCCTGATAATAGACGTCCTCTTTGGCCACTGGTTTATTCTGGTTGGCACGCAGGGAGGCTTCCGCCTGAGCCCTCTGGCCCGCGGCATCCTTTTTGGCGAATTCGGACGAGTACTGCTGGGTGCGCAGCTCGGCCATTAGCGCCGGCACATCGGACTTGGCGATGATCACCGGCACCTTCTTGCCATCCGGGTAATAGACAACACGTTTCTCCGGTTCCGTGGGATGTTCGTAGATAGCGATCCCCATCCCTACCAGGCGGGCGTTTGCGGACGAGGGGGTCAGATCATCGGGGGTTGCTGGGACTCCAGCGGGTACTTGGTCAGGACGGCTTCCAGACTCCCCAGCCGATTCACCTCGTCCAAGATCCCCGAATAGGTCTCCGCCAGGGCTTCGTTGCGCTCCCCGCGAAAAAGCTCGAGGTTGGTCGCCAGTCCGGAGATCAGTTCGTCCCACATCTCCTCCGTACTCTTTCCCCTCAAATTCTTTAAGGCCCTTTGTAGCGTTTCGAGTTGTGCTTTTTTCATACTCACCTCTCATGGACAGAAACTCTGTTTCGTAACGGAAGTAGACCTCCTTGAGGACGGCTTGGAAGTACTCCTTCTTCCCGTTGTCGGCGAAGAAGTTGTCCACCGTCCCCATCTCCGTGTTGAACCGTTCGTCGTGGGTCATGTCGCCGGTATGGGCGAGCTCATGGATCATGGCCGTGTACCACTGGTTGACCCAGCCGAAAGGTGTTCGGTAATCCTGCCCGATGACGTAGAAGGGGTTGATCATCATGGCCTTGTAGGGTACGCGGAGATGAATTCCGGCGTAATCCTTATCCAGGGAGATCCCGGCGAAGAAGAGATCGTTGAGCTTCTCGTATCCCCACCAATTGGTTGCGGCCATGACCTCCTTCATCTCGGTGAAAACGGATCCCATTTCGGCGAAGAACTTCGTCGCGTTCACAGGGTTTTGTGTCGCGGCGGCCAGGTCAACGCTGAGATTGTTGTGATAGATGGGATTCTTTGGATCTTGAGCAATATCGACCATGAAGTCAGATGCACGCGGGGCCGCCTTATCGGTTTCGAACGTGCTCTTCTTCAGATTATCGGAAGAGATAAGCTGATTGCCCTTGGCATCCACAATGCCGGCAAGTTTCGGTTTGACCTCGATCGCTTCCGGGATCACCATCTTCTCCGTTGGCTCCGCGGTCTGACGCCCGGCCATCAAATCATCGAGCGCCTTGGTCTGTTTCTCCCAGGCTTTCAGATACCGGGCTTCGATATCTCCAACGACATCCGCTCCCACCTCGTCAATCCGCGGAAGCGCCTTGATATCCCTGAAATTATCTTTTAGATTCTGCGCCTCATTGCCCCTCGCCACCATAGCCAGATATCGGCCCAACGATTGCACGTCATCTTTGATCCGGTCCTTGAATCCTTCCCGGTTATTGGTGAAGGGATAGTCGGGATGATCCGCGCGGACGTTCGGCTTGATGTCCACGATGATATTGTAGGGAATGTTTTCGAACTGCCCGATCGTAAAGGCGGGCGAAAACTGATAGAGGCCGCTGGACAGGACACGATGGCCGGGAGATTTTGTCCGCTCGATGCCAAAGTAGATGTCTGCTTCTCCCCACTCAAATTTGGCATGGGTGATGAATGGAACGGCTTCTTGAGACGTGTTGACGCCCAGCAGGAGCGTCTCTTTCTCATCATTGAACTGCGCGGTCACCTCAACCGGCCCGAGCAAGGGTTTGGCCAGGAATCCATTCTTCACCCCGTAGGCCATCGACCATGGGAAGTTTACTGCTCGTTTTTCCCCGGTCCTCTGATCGATTCTGAATCCCGGCAGCCAGACGGTCACTTCGGTCCCATGCTCGGCGGCATCGGCCGGTTCCGGCTGGTACTTGAAGTTGCTCGCCTTGATGTCATCGGTGGTGGCGTCGACAACCGTCCGGACACCATCGCGTACCGTAGAAACGCGAATCCGTTCGGCGCCGGCAATAAACGCCAGCTTCGCCAGTCCCAGGCCTCCAGAAGAAAGGCTGGGGGGAACGTTCTTCTGTGATCCGCCGATCCGGAAGAAGGCCTTCTTCATCGTTTCCCGAGTCATCCCAACGCCGTCATCGGTTACCTTGATGGTTCTGGCCGAAGAATTCACATTGATGGCGATGTGGCCGACCTCGTATCCCTTTTGGTATACCTCTTCCTTGACGGCATCAAAGGCATTCTGCGTGAGCTCCTTGATGGTCACTTCGGAGAGATTGGCGGCGTACTGATCACCGAGTAACTGGACCAGTTTCATGGTGTCGACGTCCAGCCGACCATCTTCCTCTTCGAACTTATCAGCGGTCTGTTTTACCTTCTTCGAGAAGGCTATGGTTGCCTCCGGAATCTTCTGCAGCCGGGACACCCTCACCGTCACGAAGGATTTGGCCGGCATATCTTTCATCCGGATCTTTGCCGTGTTCCCCTCGATCCCCAGGACGATTCCTTCCCCGGTCAGACCAACCCGGACCCGGTCACCCTTCTCAAGCAGTTTGGCAGCCTCGGTCTCCGCGACCAAGCTGTCGGCGCTGTCGGTGATAGCGATGTTGATGGGCTCTGCCGCGGCTTCTTCGATATCGGCCTCTTCGGCCAGATCCTGGATCAGCTCGATATCATCGGCGTAACGATCGCTGGGCTCATTTTCCGGATGGAAGTTGTCGTTTTCATCCTCTCCCCCATAGGCAAAAGACCACTCATCCGGATTGTACCACCGCTTCATCTTGGCATCAGCCCGGGCCTGCTTCAGGGTATCGTAGGGCCCGGAACCGACTTCGTAGCCCGGCACGGACAGGATGAACCAGCCGCGCTGGACGATATTCGGCTCGATCTCCGCGAAAAGCTGGTTCACCTCGCCGATTATTTCTTCGGGGGTAAAGTCGGCGTAGTCCGGATTGCCTTCAGTCGACTCAATAAGTGCTTGCTTAATCTCTTGGTCGCTAAAGCCTTCAGAATGGAGGATCTCGATGATTTTTTCGTCGGTGACTTCTTCGCTTTGGATGATCTCAATGATTTTTTTGAGGTTTGCATCGCGGTTCTCCTCTACCTGGGCCTGAACTTCGGCGTCATGCTCCAGGGCTTTCTTCTTGGTAAGTTGTTCGATGTAGTCGACCTCAGCTTCCCCGATCGCGCCTTCCTCGCCGGCACGATGCCGGCCCATCTCGCGCGGATCGAGCAGCGAGAGGACCAATCCCTCTGCGTCACGGAACCCGTGAGCGGTCGCCGATTCTCCCACGTCCATTCCCGATGTCCGCAGCAACCCGGGATAGGCGTGGTTGAGGATCTTCGGCGCCGTCGCATCGATCCTTCGTACCTGATCGGTCTTCAGCCCCCCCTCTTTCTTCAGCTCCTGGACAACGGCGTTCATGGGGTTGACGGATTTGGATTCCTTCTTCTTCGGCTTTGCGACCGGCTTCGACTTCGGCTCGGCCTTTTTCGTCGGGATCGCCCGGCCTTCAGGGACAAACGGCTTCACGGACCCACGAACCTCTTCGGCAAGGTCAAAGAGGCGGTCTTCAACCTTTTCCGGCGCAATGGTTCTGCCGTTCGTGATGTTCCGCCATTTCCCGGTTTTCCCCTTGATCCACTCGCCTTTCTCTTTCCCGGCTGAAACCGTGAACGTGGTCCCCAGGGGATGATCGGACATCTCTTTGACGAAGGTGTCTTTGTTCTTCCGAACCTTCTCAATGGCTGCCCGAATGCTTCCGCCCTTTTCGGCCACAATTGCCGGTTTGGCCACGACCCCAGGCGCGAGCTGTTCTTTCCCAACGTTGGGAGCTGAAACGGGCTTGCTATGGTCTTCCTTCAGCCACTCTTTGAACCGGTCCATCGGCATTTCAGTGATGCCCATGATCCTGGAGGGGCCGGTGGCGTCATAGTTGTCCAAATAACCCTGCCGGGCTTCTTCGATCGTGTTGAACCCGACCAGGGTCTTGTGCTCATCGAACTTCTTCGTCCGCGGGTCTTGCTGATCAACGACGAAGACGGTGGGGCTCTCCGGATTGCTACCCAGGAAGATATCGACGGGATCTCCGTCCTTGCCCTTCGTCCCGAGTACGTGCCCGTAGTGATTGCGGATGGGGGTCTCCCAGGACTTCCCGTTTTCATCGACGCCCTTCCGGACAGAACCGGCTGGGTTCTCGATGCTGATGGACAGCCCCTGGAGCAATTGGGGTTCGGGGTGGCCCTTCTGATATGTCCCGGCTTCCTTTTGCGCCTCAGAGGGCTCCGGGAGGTCATTGGAGGGCGACGTGGAAGCTTCGTTGGCAGCTTGATCGATGGCGGCTTGTTTGCCGGCGAAGTCTTCCTGCTTGCGTTTGATCGCATCCGGGAGGCTTTCCCCTTCCCCCAGCAAGAAGGTTGTGCCGCCGGGAATCGAAAACATAGGGAGGGGAGCTTTATTTCGGCGTTCCTGGAAGCCATTGAACTTGACCCCATTCTGTGTGGCCAACGCCTCGTAGTTTGGCTTGGCCGGCTGCATCCGCACCTCTTTGGGCAGCTTCCGAAACACCGATACCCCACCGTGTTCCCGGATCCAGGTGGCATCTTCGGCCGTCCATTGACCTACCGGCCTGCCGTAGATCTCGGCGGCTTTGGTTTGTTCCTCCGGAAGAAGGGCGGGAAGAGGGGCCGGCTCCAGTTCTCCTTGGATAGGAGGAGGAGCGGCAGCAGGACCCAAAGGCAACGGCGCGGCGGCTTCTCCGGCCGGGGCTTCGACGGGTGGATTGATCTCCGACTCGAGCTCGCGGATCTGCTGGGCAAGAGGATCTTTGTCGAGAGCCTCCTTGATCTTCGCAGCCGGGCTGATCTTCTCCATAAAGCGGCCGGCGATCTGCGCGCCAGAACTCTGTGCGAAACCCGCCAACATTCCCATTGCTCCCTGTTCGAGAACGTTTTCCCCGACAGGCTTCCCCAAGGAAATGTTTTGGGCAATCTGCTCCTGCATAGATTGGGGGAGTTCTTCAAGGAGGCCTTCCTGCATGGCCCCGACGAGAACCTTCTTGAAGATGTTCTTTTCCGGGATTCCAACTTCACCGGTCCGGGCGCCAGCCATCAGGGTATTGATGTCATCGACTCCCAGCTTTGCCGCCAGCTTCCCGCCCATAACACCGATCAAGCCGGTTACTGCGCCGGCACCAACATTCAGCGCGACCTGCTTCGGGTCAACCAGTCCGCTCTCGGTCTCCTGTCGGACCTGTTCGAGATTCTGACCGGCCGTAACCGCGCCTTCGGCAACACCGCCGATGGTCGCGGCACGCTTCAGCCGTCCCGCTCCCTCCAGGCCTTTCATGCCGAGCCCGACCCCTTCCAGGATCGTTTTCGTCAACTTTGTCCCGGCGGCCATCGAGGGGATGGATTCAGCCACGACCTGGGCGATCGAAGACGGATTCTGGACCATCGCCGAGACCGTCGGCAGGAATCCCTTTGCCTCTGAAACCTTCGTCATCGCTTCCTGGGTTTCTGGCGTCAGCAGGTTCGTAAAGGCCGCGTTGGCTTTCTTGAACCCACCTATCCCCAATCCCTCTCCGATCGCCTCCACGGCCTTGCCAGCCCCACCAAAGGTGGGAATGTCGGCGAGGCCGGTAATCGTCTCTGGAATTCCAACGACGGCACCCTTGGCCAGCCCGACCAGGGGATCCACAATTCCACGTCTCAGCAGCGAGGAAGGTTCCGGAGGAGGGTCGTCGGGGAACGCCATCGTGGTCGATTGCTCATCATCAGGAAAGATCATTGCCATCTCAGCACCTATTTCTTTTCAGCCGGATACATGGAGAGGGTTTTACGGAACCGGGCCTTCACAAGCTGCTCCTCTTCAGGCGTAAACTTGGTCTTGGGCTTGCCGTTCTCGGTGACCGCCGACTTGTAGGCGTTGTAGCGTTCGGCCACCTGTTTCATCGGCGCCTCCAGGCCTGGCGCTTCGACCCCGGCATCCCACATATTGAAGTAGGTCTTGGCCATGTTCATGCCCTTTTCGCCGGGATTCTCGGGGTTGCTGTCGTACTCGGCATGGTTCTTGATCAGGGTATCGATGTGTTTCTGCGCGGCAATATCCGTTTGAGCTTCCCTGGCCAACTGGTGCTGGGTGGCCATGAGATCGTTCTGGCGTTTGCGCTCTTCGAGGTTCGCCGAGCGCCAATCAAGATTTGCCTGTGCCGCGACGTCATGCCCGGCCCTCGTGGCTTCGGTTGTCATGGCAGTCCCCGCGAGGTGTGTCTTGGCGGTTGCGATCTGTGCGAGCACGTTGGCGGCATGATCACTGAGCAGCCCTTCGGCCGTGCGCATGCCCCGGTTGTTCATAATCGTGTCTCGAAGATCATCAAGGTACGTGTTCATGGCTTCGACCTGGGTCGGCGCCGGCCGTCCTTTGGGGGTAAGGGTATAGCCGGGCCCCTCACTTTCACGATTCGTCTGGACGTCATAGGCGGCGGTATCGACGGGAGCGGCTGAATCGGCGACATGGCGATCGCGGCGGATAATAGCGTCGGCTGCCGGGCCGAGAGTGGGGATTGATCGGACACCTCCGACGAGATCCGGGGCGACCGGAGAAACCGGGGATCCAACGCCACCTTCAGCAACCAGCTTTTCAGCATTATCCAGAGCGAGGCCCGGCGGTGGAGCCCCCGGTACCGGCGTCGGTCCACCCAACGGGTTGTTCTGATGCCGCGGATCAGCGACAAGCGGGGCGGCCTCCGGAGCCTTCGACATCCCCCATCCCGGGAATTGCGTCGGTCGCTGGCTCACCGTGGCGCCGTATGCGAGGGGTTCATCGATCAGGGTAGACTTTGCGGCCCGCCCGAGTCCCCCCGCGGCCTGAAGGAAGGGAGATTCTTCGGGCGGTGTCACCCTCATCGTCCCGCCCTTCCCCTGTGCCGCTGAAACGGCCTTGCCAAAGAAGCCACGAATTGAATCAAAAAGATCCTGTGCCATACCCACCTCCTATTGCAGCTTGATTGCGTTGAGGTTATTGCTCTCGCCGTAGCTGATGGAAGCCCCGGTCGTCGCCCCAGCCATCGCGCCCGCTGCCAGGTGCGCTGCCGTCTGAGCCACTCCCTTTGCCTGCTCGATCCGCAACGAAGCCATCGCCTGAAGGCTCCGGTTGGTCATTTCGATCGCGTTGATGGACAGCTCCGTCGCCTGGAGGCCCATCCGTACCGTAGCCTCGGCCTGCCGGCCCTGGAGATCCGCGCTACTGATGTTTTGCTGCGACACCGACCGATAGAGGTCGACCTGTCCGCCGAACTCGGCGATCGCCACATCGGCCCTCTTCGCCCAGGCATCGAGACGGAGCTTGTTGGCCTCTATCTTCTGTCGCTCGGCGGCCAGTAACGCCGTCATGACGTCGGCTTCGGCCTTATAGGTGTCGACCTGGATCGTATGCGCCTTCAGTTGCTCCGCATAGATATCCACGGTCTGCCGGTTGACGTCCCCAATCAACTTCTGGCCTTCCAGTTGCGCCCGGAAGACTTCTATCTTGGCCAATGACGCCCGCACCATCGTCTCATGCACCTGGGCCTTGATGCGAAACGCTTCGAGCAGTGCGGCGTAGGTCCGGATCTGAATATCGATGTACTCGTTGGCAAACTTCGCCGTATCCTCCTGCGATCGCAGAATCAACTCTTCGTAACGGATGAGGAGGTCGACCAGGTGGGCAACGAGATTGACGGCGAGCTCGATCGACTTGAACAGGTTGGCCTGCTCCAGCTTGGCCTGCTCGATGCCGATCTCCCGGGAACGGTCCAGGAGTTTGTTCATGTGCTCTTTCTGGACCTCGGAAAGTGCATGTGCCAGCATGCCATCGGGGAGACTCCAGCCCCTCTTCGCCCAAATGGCCGCCACCTTGTCGACGGTATCGGAGAGGATCTGGTCCTCCCGTTCCTTGTCTCGCTCGAAAATCAAGGATTCGACCGTGGGATCGAGCCCGGTGCCGCCGTAGGTGATGTTGTTTTTGAGCCTGGTCATCGCGGCTTGAACCATGGGATCGTCGGTGATCAGAATGTTGGCCACACTGAAGGACCAGTTGGCCGGCATGGTCACCTCGTAGCTCGGCGGCTGAAGATCCAGTTCGGGAAAAGTGATGGTGGGCGCATCCGGAATGACGATGGTCAGCAACTCCCCCAGGACGACGGGATCGTAAGTAGGTTTCGTCGGCGCCTCCACGGTGCCGGCATCAACGATCTCCGGCGCCTCCCCGAGCGCCGCCATGACCGGTTGCGTGGCCACATCCGGTGTACTGGCGACCGGAGGGGTGTACGGGATCGGACCGATGATCATGGAGGGAACGTCCACATCGGCCAACGCCTGCAGCGCACTTTGGGCGGCATCCCTGGCCTCACTGGCCCAGGAGTTTGCCGCTGTGATCTGACCTTCTACAACCGTCTGAATGCTCATACCGCCTCCTTATAGCCGACCGCCATCACTTTGTCCGGCAAGTCGAAATCGGCTCCGTAAACGAACTCCTTGCTGTCGGAGACCCCGTGGTAATTGATCGCCCCGACGACCCGGGCCGCTTTCTCCCAATACGCGTTGTAGTCTTCCACGTTGACCGGAGAGTCGATGGCCATGTAGAAACCATTCTTATAAACTTCCCGGTCGTAGCTCCAGGTGCATGCTTCCTTCCCGCAGTTCACCGATACCCCGTACAACCGGTCCCCGGTGATGATAAAGGTCGGGGCCTGTTCGGTGACCGTGCCAGCATCCTGCTTCATCGCCGATTCATTGCCGGCGATGTCGAACGATGCCCCCACATCAATCCGAACCGTTCCCAGGACGACAACGTACTTGGTCGAACCGACGATCAAGCAGAGCTTGTATTCGATCGTGCGGGTTCCACTGCACGCGTACTTGTCGGTCGCCGGCGTAAGGTCAAGCTCCCAAAGAGGACGAGTGTCCAGGTAAATGTTCTTGATATTCGTCTCGTCGGGGTTGTCGAAGCTGAGGTCATAGGCTCGATTTTGAGCATGCGTGAGGGCGACCCTTTTGTAGATCAGGGCGACGACGTCAACGTATCGATCGACGCCGTTCTCGTTGATGAGTGCCCGGCTGCGGCTGTCGGAGTCCAAAACCTCGAAGACGACCATGTTTCTGGTCGCCACGCTGTCTTTGTCTTTTACGATCGTCCTTTCGGCCGAACCCGTCCACGTACTCATTTCCGTGCGATCCTCAAATCAATCTGCCGGTCCCGGAGGTAGCTGAAAACAAGGTGTATCCAGTTAGCTCCACGGTGAACGGCCAGAAAAAAAGTAAAATATAAGAATCCTTGAATTGTTAAAAAGTACAAAATGGCCAGCAGGAGCCCTACCCACACACTCGTGCAGTACCGACAATCGAGCAGATGGGTTTGTTGGCTCCCGCTGTACAGGAAAGGCGTTGCACGGACCAGGAATCCCCGAAGCGGCTGGAGGGGCGCCGCGTGAAACCAGAGCTGGGTCAGTGCCTCGCAGGCGATCATTCCAAGTAGGATGTGTACCCACATGATGAGCATGTCTTTTTTCTCCGCTTTTCCGAACAGCAGGGCTTCATGATCTTCAATTTCCTCCCGCAGGAGGGACACAATTCATCCAGATAGGCCAAAACGGTGCCCGGGATATCATCCGCCTTGCTCGATCGCTTCAGCCCCGCCAGATACGCCTTGAGATCCAACATCGTTCTTTTTCCTCAGATTGTCCATCCACCACTGAAGACCGTGTTCGTCGTTGAGTACCGTATCACATTTCGTACAAACGAGCTGGGTCTTTATCCCTTCCGGGTTTTCCGGAACCACCCGGATGCGCATATCGGACCCGCAGTCCGGACACTGAGGTCTTTCATACCGGTCCATGATGGTCGGTGGGTGATCGACCTGAGAGGAAAGGAAGACTCGGCGCTCCCGTTCCGCAAAAAGTCCTTGGTAGGCCTCAAAAGCTTTCGAGATGTTCTTCGTCAGTCCGGTTTCCACGAAAATCTTCCGTGCCCGGTGCAGGGCCATGGCGCGATCTTCGAATTCTTCCTGGGTCATCTCTCTCATATCAACTCTCCCGGACAGCAGCCAGCCTCCAGTAATTCTCCTGATCGAACATCCTGGATCGAAGGACTAGAGGCACATGTATCGTAGGGTTCCGTTCCCGGTGCACACGGGTAACCACCCGATGCCGTGTTCACATAGCCGTTATACTGGCCGCGGCAGTCATATGTCAAATAGGTACAGCAGTGATAGGATCCTGCCGGGCAGGTGGCAGTCGGAGCGTCTTCGCAGCCCTGTTTGATCCAGTAGGCGGTGCTGTTGTCGGTTACCCCGTTGATGGCCAGAGCCAGGGTCAGGATGACAACGCCGTCACACTCGATCCCAATGATCGGATTACTGGCACAATTGGCGTTCGTGGCCGGAGCCGTATAGACGCCTTGCTGATTGATCTGTCCCCCTCCCGAGACAACTACCCATTCGCATTGCTCGCAGTTGATCACATCGCCGTTTTCGTCCAGACAGGTAAACTGCTGCTCCTCGAGCACATCCATCTCGGTCGTCGTGTACCCAATGGCGGTAGGATTATCGCAGGCATGATATCGGGATGCGGTCCCATTATGGACGGTTTCTCTGGTGTCGGTGCCCGTATAGGATAACGTGATCGATCCGCGGTCGATCTCAACATCCCCGACTTTCAGCACCTGGCTGCCCGTGATCTCCACGGTGTATCCGTCGGAGTAGCTTTCGCTGGCGTCTGTCACATCGGTCATCCTGCCGCAAGGCCAGAAAAGGTCATCGACAAATTCCGGCATGTAATAGACGCCTGGGAAGTTGCTCGTCCGAACCAGCTCCCCATCAAGGCGGGACGCGTGTTCCACGACACCGGTCAACGTCGTGAGCACAAAGAGGTCTTTCAGCCCTCCCACTGTCCCCAGGGTGGCCGACTTCGTTATCGTGTACGTGATAGTCTGGTCGGTCCTCTCGTTCCAGTCGGATCGACCCGTGACCACGCTGTTAGCGGGATCAAGATTGGAAGTGGTGTCGGTGGTATACGTGGCATCCGGATAGGAGAGGGAAAGAGAATCGGCGCGGAGGCTCTGCCGGCCACCCGGGTCGTACCGAAGCTCATGGACATAAGCAGGATCGAAGTTCTGCAGACTCGCCGTCGCCGGCGATCCCAATTGAGCCGGAGAAAGAAAATGAAGGTTGAAATTGGGAATCTCCCTCAGGTAGGGGATGAAGGGCCAGAAAAGCTGGAGGTTGAACTTCAGCAAATCAGGAACCGCCACTGTTGTGGAGGGACGGACCACTTCCCTGTAGGTCAGGAATGTTCCATCCTCCCCCAGCGTGAAGGGTTTCTTTCCGAAGGGAAACCCGATCATCCCGGTCAGTTCTTCGGCGATCTCCCCGTCACGGTTCAAAATCGGGATGTAGAGCCGGCGAACATGGTCGATGTAGCGATCGGTGTGGCTAAACCCCGCGAACGCCGTGTACGGCGAAAAGCTGAAGGCCACATGGACTTCAGATATCACCCGTTTTATGGTCTCGTAGTAGGAAAGCAAGTGCTGGCCAATCCCCATGTCGAGGATCTGCGTGTAGGAGTTGTTGTGCCAGTCATCCCGGGCGGATACTGGATGGAAGAAGGGGTCCTGTCCCACCACGACGATGAAGTCGTCCTTGTGATTGAGGGTGTAGATAAACGGACACACCTCCATCTGGCGATCGTAATCGGGATCGATGAAGGTCCCGTCGAAGAAGGTCGCGGAAAGGGTTATTTTGTCGGCGCGGTCCCCAACGATCACGGATTCCGGGCGCAGGGTAAAAGGGATCCCCCAGGTCTCACCTTCTGCCGAGGAGAGGATGATCTGGAGCTCGCCACCACCGAGGAGGTGGGTGGTCACAATCTCGTAGCCCCAATCCGGCCCCGCCATGGCGCCGATCCGCATGACATGGACAGTGCCGTGGGGGTAGGTACGAAAGAGGGATTGAATGGATCCGGGACTGGTGCCGGCGGTGTTCCTGCACTGTGCGGACAGGGAATTGATCTCCCGCATGAACGCTTCACGGTGATCACCCTTGTAGACCCTCAGTGCACGCGGAGCATCCACGGTTACCTCTTCAGTTCAAACTGATCCAGAAGCAAACGAATGGCGTCGAGTTCCAGGGTACTTCCCCCTTCGCTGGCGAAATCGAGTGCGAGGTATTTGCTCCTGATGCCCTTGCCGAATTTAACCCGGACTCCCGTCTCCGTGGTCTCGAAAGCCTCTGCCGCGTAGACGTACTCGGTTCCATCCGGCTGAACCACTGTGACGACCAGTTGGCCGTCGGTCTTCATCCCGATCCAAGCCTGGCGCAGCTTTTTCTTCGTCTGCCGTTCCAGATCCAGGAACCCGGTCCGGAACGACCAGTCCACCTGGACCCCATCGTCATACTTGCCGCCATCAAGGTCATAGATCCGGCCCCCATCGGTCGCCAGGTGTTGGGTGCCGAATCGGCACATTGAGTTGAACGGGTACTCCTCGAACTCTGTAAGGGCCTGGTTACGCAGGTTCATGACCATATTGACGTAGGTACCGGCGACCACCAGGTCTATGGCCAGAACGGGAAGGGTGAAGTCCAAGACACCTTGCTCGGAGATCATCCCGCTGAAATCGAAGCGAAGCGCCGGCAGGGTGATGTCGAACTCCGCGACTGGCTCTTCGACGGCCGTCAGAAGAAACTGGATCTTCGGCAGGGCCAGATCCAGATCTCCGACCTCTGCCACAACGGTATCGAACTCCGCGACGATCTCAGGTAGCACGATGTCGAGTTCCCCGAGTTCGTCTACGACCCCCTCCAGAATCACCTCCAGGGGAGAGAACGCCGGGTCTAATTCACCCAGCTCCGAAAATACTCCCTCGAGATCCAGGGTCACCGTCGGAAGGCTGAAATCGAGGCCCTCTATCTCGTAGACGACTCCGACTGTGGCTGCCATGGCCGGAACGATTTGGACCGTCCCGGAAAGAATATGCCCGTTCCACATCGTCGCCGTGAACGACGGCAAAATGGAAACCGCGGCATTGATCACCGCGGTAGTCTGAAGAGTACCGGTGATCGATGGAACGATGGAAAAGGTGGAAGCGATGTCCCCGTCTGCCATATGCCCGCCTCCTTACGGAAGGGAAAGTTGGTTCGTCAGCAGGGTCACCAAACCACCCGACTGGATGGCTGCGACATTGATCTGGAAGATACAGGTCGCCGCCGTTCCACAGTCTCCATCGATGCGGAAGGTTCCCGCGGATCCGTCGTACCTGGTGGCTACCGTTTCCATCCGCCCCCATCCTGCCGTGCCAGTGGCGACGGCTGTGCCCGCGTATCCGGCCGTTGTCGCCAGTCCTGCGGTTCCGGACGTCGTGGCGCCCGTGTTGACACCCCAGGCGATCCCGGAGATTGTACAAAGAAGGGTGCCGGCAGTGCCAGCATCCCCGGTTGCCGGCTGGGTTCCGTTATAGATGTTGAGACTGGCCGTGCCCGAAGTTCCGCAGGTACCGGCCATCGCCTCAGCAATCCCCTTGCTGATGATGTAATTCTTCAAATCCGTGCTGAGTCTCAGCGCCATGTCATCCTCCTTACTCGGCCGGCTCGGTGACCTTGCTGGTCGACTTGATCGTAAGCGCGGTATCCTTGGTCAAGGTGGTGTGGGTCAGTTTAAGATCGCCGCCCCCAACCCCCACCGAGCCGTCCAGGCGCTTCTCTGTTACGGAAGATCCGGCGGTTCCCGCGGTGCCGTAAAGGCGGAACCATCCGGCCACACCGTCGGCCAGAACAAGCCCCTGCCATGCCGGTGTCCCGATCGGAAGTACTCCGGCCACCACTCCCGCCGTTCCGAACTTCAGCCCGTCTCCGGCTGCCGTTCCGGACGTCGAGGAGATCCGGACCAACTTGGTCCCCGTTTCCACCGCGTCCGCACTGACTGGCTGAGACCCGGTGAAGATGTCAAGGAAACCACCCTCCATCAGGTTCTTAAAGGAACCCCCGTCCAGCCGTGCGTTACGCAGCCCCGTAGAGAGTCTTACTGCCATGGTGTCCTCCTAATACAGTGAATTTAGGTAGTGTCTTACGTTTCCTTTGTCCCGGACAAACCCGGTCCCTTCCGCGTATTCCTGGCTCAGGGCGTATCTGGATTCGGTCATGTTGACGACGAGCCCGGAATTATCTCCGAGGCAGATCCCGTTCTTCCCCGTCCAGATGGCCACATTGCCGCCGTGTTTCCCTTCTCCAAAATTTTGCCCGTTCGTCCGGAGATCCGTGTGGATGATGGCGGGATGTCCGTAGGCCTCGATCCGGGCGAGTTCGTCGTTGCCTTCTCCTTTTACCCACCAGATAACTGAATCACCAACGTACAACCCTGTATCAACGGCCCGGAGCAACGTGATGGGATCGGCAAACTGTTTATAACCGGTCCGCACATCGTAGAAGTCGCTGAGCGGGTCGCTGATGTACAGGGTTTTTCCGCGTGCCACATATTTGCAGCCGCGGAAGTACTCGATCAATTGCCCCGGAGGAAGGGGCTGCTTAAACTGTGTGCCTGGATCCGCCAGCGCCGAAGAGGTATTGCCATCAACGTATCCGATCTCCACCCCGTTGGTCCAGTAGACAACATTGTTGCAGGAGGCATAAGACATGCGCTCCCCGGCCGCCACCGATCCCAGCGGTAGGGACTGGAACGGCGAGACGCTTAGCAACCTTCTGAACGTGGTCAGATCCACGAAAAAACAATTCCGACCGTCCGACCACAGGGAGTGGATGTCGGTGCCAACATAGAGTTCGTCACGGCCAGGGCGCGAGGAGATCCGGAAGGCGTCATCGATGTAGACGTTGACCGCTTGCTGCAGGGGCCAAACCGGACAACCATTGGGTAGTCGTTCGGAGATCAGGCGGGTGTTCGGCGTTACATTGTCGATACCCGAAAACCTTTCCATCGTCATCGTCTTGGTGGCTTCCATAAAATCACCTACACCCGTGACATCCGGCACATTGCCGACACTTTCGAAGTGCACTGATGACCCGGAACACAAATCCCAGGCCCCGGACCCGCTTGAACGTTGGCTTCACGTAGGTCTTCATGCTAACTCCCCTTCTTCTTCCCCGCGCCATATCCGTGGGTGGGTTTCCATCCATGGTCGATGGCCAGGAGAAGCCGCTTCTGAGCCTCGGCGTTCTCCTTGGTCGAATTCTTCGCGTGCATCCCATGGGGGCCCCAAACCTCGTATTTTCCGTTCGGCTTCTTCACCATTTTCTCGGGCATGACCAACCTCCTCCGGGGCCTGATTCTACTTGTGCCACATGTAAACGGTTTCCAGCCCGTCCGCCTGAAGATCGAAGGCCAGATTTTCCACATGGAATCCGTTGATGCCGTCCCCGTTTTCGGAGATCATTGTGGTTAGACGAGCGCCGGGGTTCTGTTGCTTCATCCTCAACAGCGATTTGAACAGGATTGCATTCGGGTTCAGGATCGTCATCCCCGGGACCAAAGGAACCGCGTCCGGACGGACGTAACCGTTCGCATCCAGGAGAAGCGGGTTGTACCGGATCGGCATATCGTCGTCATCAAAGAATCTGAGGACTGCCGAGTTCAGCATCGCGCCTCCTGTAACGATGTAATAGAGGGGCTGGGCGTGGATGACCGTATCCGCGGAAATGGAAACCGCCGACGCCCGGGGTTGCCCGTACCGATCGGTAAGGGCGTTGTACAACAGGACATCGTTGGGCGCCGCGATCTGGAAGTTATCCACGAACAGCAGATCGAGCGTCAGAGGCGGGACCACAATGTTCGTGTCGTAATAGGTCCCGTCGTTCTTCTGCAACGAGACCGGAACAACCGCGCCGTTTCCTGCCAGAAAATCCGTCATCTCTTTTTCTCCTTTCGTTATGGAGCCATGAGCTCCGGGGGTTCGCTACTCGGGCGGCAGGATCCTTGACCATACGTCAAAACCGCCCACCTCCAGTAATCCGCTCGCCACTCCCACATGCCGTCTTCCGAACACACGTCATGCAGGACGTTGTCGCCGTACTCCTTGTAACCGGCATCGATCAAACCCAGCCTGATCAACTGGTATATGATGTCATGGATCAGACTGCCGACCATGGAGTTTTTGGTGTCCCAGGTTGGCCCCGAGGCACCGTTCCACGCGTAACTGACAAGGACAGTGGTGACCCCGTCCATGTCCATTTTGAGAAAGGGCAAGTCGATCGGTGCCTTCGGGACGATGGCCAGTTTGAAGTGATAGACCCGGTTGGTCCGATACTTCCACCCCTCCGTGTAGTAGAGGACGGGGTCACGATCTACATGCGCCACACGAAGAGCAACCGCTTCCATTTCCTACCCCACCGATCCGGCCAGCAAGATCAGGCGATCGATCTTTGCGATAATGCCAGCCTTGTATGAATCCAGAAGGGGAAGGTAGGTCTCGAAGACCGGCTTATCCGTATCCAGATACCCTTGCAAGATGACCCCGACATACGCGTACTGGCCGCCAAACTGCTTGCTGATCTGCGCGATCAGATCATCATAGGTAACTTTCCCGCTCACGAATGTCTTTGTGGCTTCGAGAGCGGCGATGACCGGCGCCTTGTAAGTCGGATTGTTCTGCAATACCAGGACAAACGCCACATCCGTGGCCACGTTCACCGGAACGCTCGCATTCGTTCCCGCGCACCCCATCAACATCATCAGCAAAAGACTCAAGACGACTTTCTTCATGGTTACTGCCTCCTTTTCAAACCTGCCCAATCCTCGATGATCAGATTGAACTGCTGATCACCACCCATGCCCTTCATGAATTGTTCAAAGGCAACCCCGGACGAAAGCACCGCCCGTTTCCCCTTCAGATATCCCACCGACTCCCCCAGGCCGATGCAGCCCTTACTTTCATCCTCCAGGTTCATGACATGGAAGAGGAGCGCGGTGTGCCCCTGCACGACGATCTCGAAGGTGTCGGGGAACTTCTCACTATGGTAGCGCCGGCAGAGATAATTCCCCACCGGGATGCTGAAGTGCACATCGGTAGGATCCGGCTGCATGGTGAAACAGTCGATGATACCGTCGATCATCAGGACTCCGATGAGTCCGGACGCCGTTGTTTCCATCCGCAGAATATTTACTTTTTTCATCTCCTCACCCCAATCCGAAGAATTTCATAACGCTGGCCGGACCTTCTTTGTAGATGGTCCAACGGGATACCCCCCAAACAAACGTATAGGCGGTCCCGATGATGACGGCCGTCACGACAATGAACGAGGCCTTGTGCTTGAACTCGTTCCACCCCGGCCGGAGGAAACCCCACAGACCACTGCGATCTTCCTCTTCCCGTTCTCCCTTTCGTTGATCCACGATGCCGAGAATGTTCTTGATCTGGCCCCCCATCTCTTGCATCTCCAGCCGCATTCCATTCTCGATCTTCCGATTGATCTCAGTTACGCATTTATCGATCCGAGCCACGGCCCGGTCGCGCTGTTCGGCCCGAACTGTGTTCTGATCAATCGAGGTGTGTATTCCATCCAGTTTGTCGAAGATCCCCGAGAGCTGCCGGGCGTGCTCCTTATCGATGGTCTCGGCGCGAGCGGTTGCAGCTATCAATTTTTCCCGGCATACCTGATCTGGACATTCTCCCATTTTATTCCTCCTCAGACCGCCTTCCATGATCCCCCCACCATCACTTTCATGGCCGCGATCGTCTTCCATGCACCGCTCACCATGACCTGCCCCGCCGCTACCTGGATGAAACTCCCCGCCACCTTAACTCGGGCATTGAAGCCGGCGGCCACTCCCTCATCTGCCAGGCTTACAAAAGGTCCACCCTGGAACCCCCAATCCATCCCCAAAAACGAAAGGCCCGTCTGTGCCCCGATCTCACAATATGGCGCACCCCCACATCCAACATCGAGCGCCATCAGCTTATCTCTGGTTTCGAGACCCATCCCCTAAACCTCAACCTGCTTCCATAACTCTATTTCTACTATGGTCATAATTCCGTACGGATAAGTGGCGTCTTCCGCGATCGTCCATCGGTAGTATCGATACGAAACTGTGTTGGCGATATCTCTAGTGACAGAGTTTGAGGTATTTCCGGACACGCTGTCCAATTGTGTCCAACTGGCGTCGTCATCCGACCCTTCCAAAATCCATTCTCTTGGGTACTGAGTAGGGCTGCCCCGCACTACGTACCTTGTCAGCGGCCCTTGAGATGAGCCCAAATCGATTTTAATCCATTCATCTTGGGTGGTTATATATGCCGGATACCATTGTGTGGTAGCTCCATCGAAAGCTATCCACGGTTGCCCCGAATCGAAAGCCCACGGTTGCCCCGGCAGGAAATGTGTGCTGCTGGACGTCACTGCGGCAGGACTCGGGGTCGTGGGCCCGGTCATAACCGGCGTGAAATTGGACCACGTCAAGCCCGACGTATCTGTCCCAAGGTCATCGATGTAAGCGGTCTGAGCGGCCGCCGTCAGGGAGTACAGTTCAACCTCGATCTGCACCACCCCGCTCTGCGTTGGGGTGAAACTGAACGACACCTGTTGCCAGGTATCAATGGCCGCGGTGCAGGTAGCCCGAATGTCATAGGGGATCCCGGTGAGCTGAGCGGCCTTGCAAAAGAGGGATATGATGGCGTTGGTGTCGGGGCGCCTGAGATACGCAGACACAACAACTTCCAGGTTTGCTTGACATGCGATATTCGCAACGGGGAAGCGAAGTGGATCGGTGCTCAACGCACTGGCGGTCGAATCCAATTGCCACGCGATCCCACTGGCGGTGTTTCGTACCGTCGCCTGGGACATGAGCGTTCCCAGCTTTGTGTATGTCCGGTGATCGTTCACATCGTTTCCGAAATTTGTCATCACGACCTTCGGCCTATAAGAGGTCCCGGGGATTGACACCTTGAGACTTTCGGCGATCGAGAAGTTGTGGAGGTGGAGGACTCCGGATACGTTGGCATCCAGACGGATGGCGGCGGTCGCATTGACGGTAACGTCGCCGCTGCTGCCCGACATGATCCAATTATCATCGGCGCCAGCACCGCCCCAATAAACCGCGTAACTATTCCCATTCAGCGAAGGCGCGGCCAGAATCCTGCTGGCAACGGCCGTAAGGAAATAAATGCCATCCGAGGTGTTGTAGGATGAATCAGAAATCTCTGAAACAATTGCCGTTCCCCAAGAAATAAGAAGGCCTTCTGCATTGTGGTTGGTTTGTCCAATAACAGCTATTTCAAAAGTGCTTCTTGCGGAAAATGTAATATACACTCCGCTGGAGTTGTTTCCACTTGCCTTTCTAATCAACGTCGCAGATCCTTGTCCATCGAAGTAGACTCCATGGCTTCCGTTCCCGCACGCGTTCCCAATATGGCTCACGTTAATTGAGGTTCCTGTTAAGTTGACACCCGGCGACCCACTCCCATTGGCGTTTCTGATCGACAGAAGCAGCCCCGCTACTCCGGTAACTAGAAAGCCAGTATTTGAGCAATTTGCAATATCTGACATATCTACAATGATTTCCGAACAGCTAGTGGACAGGAAACCATTGTAGTAGTTAACCGCGTTAACTCCTGAAATAGTCCAATAGTTTTTTGAAGCCCAATGAAGTCCGTAACCGAAGCCATTCAATCCATCAAAAAACGTTTCTCCGTCGACGCTCCCGCTGGAGATGTTATAGCCGCCGGCAAGAGTGATGACGTGCCCGGATGTTCCAGAATCCTGTGCCGCCTGGACGGCCGCGGTGCTCCCGGCCGCCATCGCGGTTTTGATGGTTTCCCTCTTGTACAGGTTGACGCTTTCTGCCACTCCCATATAGGGGCGGTGATAGTAATCGACAAACGGGGTCGATTCGCTGCTCAGCGAAGCCAACGAGATGATTCGACCATCGATGCTCATGATCGGGTACCATCCCTCGCTTGCATAATCGGCACCGGTGTCGTCGTTGGCACTCTTGGCGAGCGTGTTCTTGGAGATCAACGATTGGAGTGTGAGGGAATCCGCGGCTGTCGAATCATTGCAGGCGATGATGTTGTCGATGTAGAAGGTCTTGGAGGCCATCGCAATATTCGCGTAGAGGGCCACGCCCTGGACGGTTGCCGATAGCGCCGACCCCTTGTCGACGGTCACATTGGCCCACCGCCCTGTGCTGGTGAAGGCCGGAAGATCAAAACTCTCGACCTCTGCGGTGCAGTCGGTGTCCGAGTAGAGCTTCAGCTTCATGTCTCCGGCGGCCAGGGCGGTTGTTTGGTTGCGGAAGCAGAACGATACCTGCCGTCGCCCCGAAAGATTCAGGGAGGCCGGCAATCCGAACTTGGCGATGATACCGGCGCCGGCATGCCCGGCTGCGGTGACCACCTTGATCGATCGCAGGTACTCGCGCCACACGGTAGCGTCCGTGGCCGCCGATGTCACGTTGGTCCCTGCGGTCCAGTTGGATTCGCAGTTGCAGATCGTGGTGGTAACCGCGGTCGTCAGAACAACGCACCGATCGGAAACGTTCTGGAAGGATCCACTCGCCCCCCCGACTCCATTTCCCACCGAGCCCTCGAGCTCGAAGGTGTTCGCGGACGCGTTCGCCACCACCCACATGCCATTGGCGGCCGTATTCGTGGTATGGCCGATGATCTTGACAACCTGGCCGTTGGATAGTCCATGACCGTTCTTGCTGATCACGATGGGGGTCGCGTTAGTGGACGCGGAGATGCTGACGGCGGCCGGAAGGGCGGATCCTCTCGACGTCGCGCCGACCGTCGACCACTTAGCGTTCTGGCTAAGCGAGGTGGGGTCTGGAGACTTGGCCACCCGGATTGTATCACCGGGAGCAATGCGGGCCGCGGTCGCGCCAGCGGTCAACGTCTTCCAGGCATCCGCCCAGCTCATTCCTCCGAAGGGGACGGCATCCCCGGTGACATCGGCGCCGGTGAACGACGCCCACAGAGCATCAACGAGGTCGAAGGTGTCGTCGTCGTTGCGGGTGATCTTCCAGGCCGAATTCGCGTAGGCCTGGGTGCATCCGGAAACGGTGATGACGGCACCCGTTACGAGGCCATGGCCGACCAATGTCCCCATGACCCTGGTGCCGGCGGGGTTTGAAAAGACGATCCCCGAGATGGTCGCCCGGACCGCGTCAGAGCCGTTGACATAGTCCATGTAGAAAGTTGCGTTCGTGTACGCCATCGTTCAACCTATGCCGTGTACTGGAAGTAAATGGATCCGTCTGCGACACCCGCCGTCCCCATGGTTGCGGCCGTCCCGTAATAGATGTTGACGGCCCGCCCGTCCGTGCCCGTATAGTCACCGGTCACCGTGAGCGACGCGAAGGTCCCGTCGGTACCCTGCCCACCCCCCGAGGTACCAGAGGTGCCCGATGTGCCCGTGGACGATGTCCCGGAGGTACCGTCGGTACCGGAAGTGCCCGCAGGCGAACTGGTCCCGCTGGTCCCCGAAGTTCCAGAAGTGCCAGGCGTCCCGGTTCCCGAGGTCCCCGAAGTCCCCGAGCTGCCATCAGTCCCCGCCGTCCCCACTCCACTGGTCCCCGAAGTACCCGAACTGGATGTCCCCGAGGTACCGTCGGTGCCCGATGTGCCCGAAGTTCCCTCTCCCGAAGTACCGGAGGTAACCCCGGTCCCCGAAGTCCCACTGGTACCGCTGGTTCCCGTGGCAGTGCTTGAGGTCCCGGAGGTGCCGGCGGTTGACGAGGTGCCCGAGGTACCGTCGGTGCCCGATGTGCCCGATCCCGATGTCCCGCTGGTGCCATCGGTACCAGACGTTCCACTGGTGGAAATGGAGCTGGTGCCCGAAGTTCCAGAAGTGCCAGGCGTCCCGGTTCCCGATGTCCCCGAGGTTCCCGCAGTGGAACTCGTTCCGGACGTGCCGGCGGTAGAAGTGGTCCCGGAAGTTCCCGACGTCGAACTGGTGCCAGAGGTTCCAGCGGTGGAACTCGTCCCGGAGGTCCCGGCCGTCGAACTGGTGCCAGAGGTACCATCGCTCCCGCTGGTCCCGGAAGTGCCGGAGGCGCCGGCCCCGCTCGGCCAGATCTCGACATCGAACCGGTCTTCCTCTTCGATCTCGACGTTGAGAGCAGAATCACCGATCTGGACGATGAATTCATAATTCATCTCACGCCCCCGTTCCGGCCGTTCCGTAGACCCTCGTCGCATCCCACTCGATGCTCATGGTTCCCTTGGCGATCGTGTAGACATTGTTGAGGTTGGTCAGTGCCTGGATGTCGTAGAAGTAGTCGCCGGGTTCAATGTTGAAGGTATCGGTGGGAACGATGCCGATGGTCGTTTTCCCATTGGTGGGATCAATGTGCGAGGTCACGACCTTCTGAAGGACTGCCGCGGAATCGAGATCGGTGATGTTGGACTTGATCGTCAGATAAAAGGTCCAGCCGGTGATGTCACGGACGGAACCATCCGATTTGTTCGTCAACGTCAGGCCGAAGGTATGGCTATCTCCGCGGGTCAGGGTAAGATTGATGTTGCCCATGATCGACTCCTATGTCGACAGGGCCATCCCGACAGTGCCGGGACAGCCCCACCGTTCTACGTGCCGGACGTGCCCGACGTTCCACTGGTCCCTTCTCCTGTCGTCCCCGAGCTGCCACTGGTGCCGGCGGTGCCGGAGGTGGCCGTGGTCCCGGAGGTGCCCGAGGTACTGCCGGTGCCTGATGTCGCGGTCGTTCCCGACGTGCCGGCGGTGCCGGAGTCTCCCGATGTCGAAGCCGCCTCAGCCGCCGCGGCTTCAGCCTCTTCTTCAAACTTTCTCATTCGTTTGATCGCCATGGGTTCATCCTCCCTTACGCCGGGGTAGTCCCGGAGGTTCCGCTGGTGCCGGAGGTGCCGCCGGAAGTACCGCTGGTGCCGTCGGCCCCGCTGGTCCCCGAAGTGGTGGCGCCGGTCGTCCCACTCGTGCCTGCGGTTGCGCTGGTCCCGGAGGTGGTCGCACCGGTCGTCCCACTGGTCCCATTGCTGCCGGATGTTCCCGAGGACCAATGCAGACCTGCGATCACGTCTTCTTCGAACTGCTGAAGTCTCTTGATTGCCATCGCCTTCTCCTTTAAGACGCGAACGGACGGAAGCGGAAGGAAGCTCCCCGGGCGATCTGACGTCTGGTCTGCTGATCTCTCCAGGACACCGGAGGGCCGAAATAGGTCTCAAATTGGCCCTCATGGTATTTGGCAAGTTCGAGGTTCAGCGTATCCGAATCCGGGTTCTCGTAGGCGATCTTCTGAGCCCAATGTAGCATGTGCTCGGAATAGAACTCGGGTTCCGTCAGTAAGGTAAAATCGGCCAGGGGAAGCCGCTTGACCACCAGCCGCGCCGTCGTTGCGAAAGTTGGTTTGTAAACGATCAGAAGCTCGTTTGCGATTTCCGTGAGAAATGCCCACGGTGTCCCCTCCATGTTCTCCCAATCCGCAATCGTCTTGTCTAACTCATCGCGGGTTTTCTGCTGGAGGGGAACGGAAAAGCCGGCGGTGCCCGCGGCGATCGCGGCGGCATCCGACGGCAACTTGACTCTCATGACCTGGAGAACCAAAGGGCTGAGCGTGTATGCGCCGACGCCCGTGGTCAATCCGACCGAACAGATACCCCGGGTTGACGCGTCGACGGTCGTAGTCGAATCGGAAATGGCCAGGGTTCTCCGGACCGCTTCCCGCTCCGCTTCATTGGCCGCCGCCAGAAGAAAAGAGGGTGACCAAAGATAGGGTTCAGCCTTGTCCCCCAGCTTCTCCCGCAGGGACCGTACTATTTCCTTTCCCGTTGGCATCGACAGTCTCCTTCTTCCTCTGGTGCGCTCTCATGTGGCTGAGGTAGGCCAGCTTGCTGTCAAAAGGCCTCTCACAGATCTCGCACTGGAAAGCCCCGATCACGTCGGCCGGGACCTGATTGACGTTTTCCTTCACGACGGTGAAGTTGAAGCGCGGAAGATGTCTGACCGTCTCAACGCCGGTTTCGGTGTCTTTCTCTACGATCGTAACGATCCGCGTCCGGAGCATCTTGATCACCGGACGGGGAACGTCCACCTCCTTGTTGTACTGGACGAGGAACGGGAATCCGTTCAGGCCGATGAACTGGCCTTCCTTGTACGACTCCCTGGTCTCGTGGAGGATGATCCGATCGCGGATATGGCCGCGGGGGTGAGTGAAGAATCCCTCGGCATCCGTTCCGTCTTCCTTCTTCGGCGTCGCCGAGGTGAGCGCGTCGGTATTCTGCCGTCTTTCTTTATCGTACTTCGCCATCGTTACCCTCCTGCTCCTTTTCAAAGTGGACGCGGTTGGGGAAAGCCATCGCCGGAGCAGTTAAGCTGTTCTCTCCCCGCCCGCGCCACAAGGTCAAATTACTGGTCGGCCGGCATCGCAAGCAGGTCGACGTATGTGGCGAACGTCCCCATGGTGCCGGTACCGGCCACCCAGGCGGTCGTCGGGGCCTGGTGGAAGACGTAGCCGACCGCGCAGCAGTTGTCGGGCAGATCCGGAAGCTTCGCAGCCGCAGCCGTCAGAGCCTCATTACCCTTGGCGACCAGTCCCGAGGTCGTGGCGAGCGCTGCCGTACCGCAGTAGACCAGATACTTGCAGTACGTTGCGGTACCCTGAGTGCCCAACGACGCCGGCCACAGGATCTCATCCAGGGCTGCCTGCCCGTAGACGAGTCCATTGATGGTGTAGGCGAACGGGTTGGCGATCTTGAATTTGGTCACCGAAGATCCCACCGCAAGCCCCGCCAGGGTGCCGGGAAGTGTCCGGGTCGTCCCTGCCGTGCCTCCCGGGAGGATATAGGACATCAACGCCTTCAGGGCCGCCCGCTGGCTCGCATGGTTGAAAGCCCCGTAAATCTTGTTTTTGCTGGTGTCCACGGATTTGGGCTGGTCGGAGAACAGCGGCACCGCCATCCCCATCACGTAGAGGGAATCGGTCTCGTAGCCGAAAGCCTTCAGCACGAACCCGATCAGACAAACCACGAACACGACGAACATCGACTTCTTCATGGAACTTCTCCTTCTGGCGCATTTTTCCAGCCTACGCCGAGGCGGTTAGTGATCCCAACGTTGGGATTGGTCAAGCATCAAGGTCAGTTTGCCAAATTGCGCAAGTTGCCTATTTAGGCCGTGCACGCGACTTCCAGGACGGCCATCCAGGCGTCGTTCAGGATCACGGCCGTCTGCATGGTCTTCCAGGACACGAACCCCCTCTGGCCCAGCGGATCGGACTTGCTGGGGGTATTGGGGTTGATGACCATCGGGGTGATGGCGAACTTCCCCTTCAGGGCGACAATCCCGTAAGCATCGCGGCCCAGGTAGATGACCGGATAGACATCCGCGGCAGTGCCGGCGGTCGAAATCTTCCCTGTCGGGCTCCCACCGCCATCCTCGTAGGCGGTGAAGATGGTGGACTTGATGTACCGGACATCCTCACAGGCCCCGATTTCGGTGTCGAAGGGGGTCAGGGAGCCGTAATCCTCAACGCCGACGAAACCGGTCATGCTCCGCACGTCCGTGGTCAGGTCGACGTGGACGACGGCCATGAAGGCCGGCAGGATGTTCTCGGTGTTGAAGTTCGGGGTCGACCGGATGATCTTGGTGATCTTCGAGGCCTCCTGGCGCTCCAGGGCACGAACGACCTTGCGCTGGTCGACACGACTCAGGACCGCGATGACGGCGGTCCGGCCGGCCACGCTGTTGGCGTAGAAGACGTTGGCACAGGCCTTCAGGATGTTGTAGCGGATGACCTCGACCGTTTTAGCGGCCTGCTCGCCGACGATGCTCTGAGCCTCCTGGAAGACGGGGTCTTCGTGAGTGTCGGCGATGATGTCGGTGATCTCCACGATGTCGCCGTACTGGCTCAGGGTGCAGGTGACATCGGTGCTGGAGAGCTTCTTCGATGCCGGGGTCACGCCTTCCGTGAGCGGCGTGATAGCGACCGGTAAACTGTTGTATCGGCGCCACGTCATGGACATCGACTTGTTGCCGGGGAGGGGTTTGGACTGGCCGAATTTCTCCAGACAGAGGTAGGGAACCCCTCTTTTGAGCATTTCGACCACTGCGTATGCGGCTGTTCTCGGGGAAATATCCCCATAGAGCGTGGGAGGCATTGTCTAGTCCTTTCTTACAGGCCCCGGGTCGCCTCTTCAAAGGCCCCATCGAAGTCGTTCTTCCCGGCTCGCGTCACAGGAATCACTGGTTTCTTTTTCACCAGGACGACGCTCGGCGTCTTTGGCTTCGGAGGAGGGTCGGGGACTGCGGTTGCGCGTCCGGTGGACGCTTTGAATTCGTCCATCAAGGTGATGACGTCTTCGGTCTTCCCCTTGTCGAACCATTCCTGATATTTTTCTCTCAGGCCTGCCGGTCGTCCGGCGATCCATTTCTCGACCGAACCGTCGTCGCGGAGCTTCTCGAAATCTCCATGCTTCGCGCGAATGGCGGCTTCGTGCTTCTCACGCCCGTATTCCATAGCCACTGTCAGAATCGGCAACAATGAGGCCGACAAGGCTTGAAGCCTTGCCGCATGCCGTTCATCCAGTGCCTTCAGAGCCAGCTTGAGTTTCATCCCCTCGTACTTGGAAACCTCCTCGTACTCGGTATCGTAGGTGGCCATGGCTTGCTTTTCATCCTCTGTGAGGGAAGCCAGCACCTTCTCGATATCATCGAGAACATCGGAGTCGGGGGTTACTGCCTCTTTGTGGGGCGTTTGCGCAGTCCCGGCGGTACCCGCCGTCCCAGCCGCTGCCTCCAGTGTCCGGATACGTTCCTGGTATTCCCGTTCCTTCAGCTCCCATTCTTCCGGGACGACCTCGGCGGCGGTCCCTGCCGTTCCTTCCGTCCCGGCGGTTCCGGCGTCATCGACTTCTGCCGCCGTGCCTGCCGTGCCGTCTTCCAGGGGGAGTTCTTCGAAATCGGTCTCACCAGCAATCCCGGAGGTTCCTGAAGGGGAAGCCTGGGTGTCCTGCGCCGATATTACAGACAGATCGCGGTCCGCGTCTGCCTTGTCCTGCGGATTGGTCTCAGTGGTTGCCTCGGCGAATGCGGCGGAATACTCATCGTCCGCGTCCGTACCTGTTTCTATCCCAGCCGTTCCCAAATCACCCGTTGTCCCGGATGTTCCGCTGGGGAGGTCATCTGCTCCTGATGTTCCCGCCATCCTCGTTCTCCTTTCGGCAATAAAAAAGGCTCCTCTGGATCGATTCGATACCGATCAGAGAAGCCTTCGCGTTTCTGAGTTCCTACCCGAGTGGCCCCTTTACCTTGGGGAGGGTCGGGGAGGCCTATTTTTTTCTTCTATCAGTAGCTGCTCGATCAACTGAGCCGCAAACCTTAACACTCGAACAAAGACCTTGAGGAGACTGGGGGTGTCTATGGCCATCGATCATACTCCTTTCATGGGCCTTGTCAAACATTTCTCGTTTCGAGGTAACCCTTCAGGCGCTTCAGCTCTTTAAGTCCGCCCTGATTGGCCAGAACTTCCTCGTGGGTTGCGGTGTCGTTGTCCTTGCGCAGCCTATCGATGAGCACGTTGCACAGATCCGTGACGGCCTTCAACTCCGAACTTCTTTTGGGAAGTGCATCGATCGCCCGGTTCAAGGGCTCGTTGGGATCAGCGACCGGAACTTGGTTTTTTTCCATCAGGCTTCTTCTCCTTTCCGACCTGTTTTGCTTGGGCATATTCTTTGGTTGCCTTCGCCCGTTTCAGCATAGCGTCTGCGGCGAGGTTCTCTTGTTCCAACGGGCTGGGGGGTTCCTTATCCAGTCCCTGTTCGGATTTTACCGCATCCACGTTGACCTTCTTTCCCTTGGCCAGGGCGCCGGCCGCCTGCGCTTTCCGGTAGGCGATATCGGCCCTTTTCTCCTCTTTGACCAGGTAGTCGATCTCGGGATCTGTGATGCTCTTGACATACTCGCGGGCTTCCTCTTCCGTCCGCAGTCGGATGGGGAGGTCATGGGTACGGACAAACTCCTCCAGGAAATCACGCCGAGGGATATAGATCCAGTCCTCGTCGGTGAGGGTGGTCTTGAACTGGCTCATCGCCTGCATCCGGACCTCTTTGCCGACCAACGAGCTCACCCCTTTGGGCACTACTTTATAGTCTCCCTTGATGTTGGGATCTTCATTGTTGTCCATGTTCCAATGATAGACGCCCCCGATAACGTTTTCGGTAAAGCTGTCGAAGTTGCGAACGATGTCTTTGACCGACATCGTCAGCATCCCGAACCGCATCGATGCCCCGCCGGCCGTCTCGTTGGTCTTGACGGGGCTCGAAATCATCCAGGTCGGCAGGCATGTTTCCTCGTCGGCGATCTCCCGGAAGAGGCTGATAATGGTGAGGAGCTCGGGGATGTGGGAGTCGAACTGCACGGCACGCACGGCCGGCCACTGGCCCTCTACCCCACGCCCCTCCCGGTACCAGATCTTCATGGGGTGGTTCTCGGTGATGTCTTGCCCAGGTGTCAGCAGGGAGGTGTTGATCTCTGTATTCGGGCCCGCGACGACGGCGCCGTTGTCCAGGACCATCCTGCAGCCGCCCCCAATCGCCATCTGGCTGTGGCGCATGACGCGCGGGAGACCTTCGCCGTAGATGCTGGTGTCGTCTTTCTCGTAATAGAAGACCTTGTAAATGCTAGATGCTCCTGGGGCAACGTCGGCCATGATGATTTTATTGCCCAGGAACCACGCCTGGATCTCGTAGGTGGCGCTGGGATCGTCCACGGTGATTCCGACCTGGTTCAGATCGACGGCATCCAGCAGACCCCAATATTCGAAGACCTCGTACCGTTTGTCTCGATCGATGGTCCCCCCGGAAACCCCACTACTGGCTGCGGGGACGAGGCCATTCGACGCTTCCTGTGCGCCGGCTTCGGCCTCGATCGACTGGAGGTCTTGTTCCCACCCCTTCCAGGTGCAATCGCCGTTAACGTGATCCGCGATATACTCTTTGATGTATGCGGTGTCGAAATCTTCCCGCATTGCTAGGTTGATGAGATCGTGGCGGTTCATGACGTGGCGCTCGTAGCTGCCAGTCGACTCCCGCAGCTCCGTCACGCTCATGTCCGGATACCAGTCCCAAATGCGAACATGGCCCAGGTACGGCACCCTCACATCCTTCACGTCCTCTTCGAAATCTCCACCGTCCGTCTGTTTCCATCGGCGCTTACTGGACTTGTTTGTCAGGGGCCCTTTGAGGACCCCGGTCCCAAAATCGACACCCGACCGCAATACCTTCTTGGCCTCAAGGGTGTAATGGATCTCGGCCAACTGGTCATCGATCACCCGGCGCATCCGATCGTTGGTCTCCTTGCACCACTTTTGGATGGCGACAAAAAGCTCGTCATCGGAGAACGGCCCACCCCCCTTGCTCATAGCCAGAGCCGTGGCGATCTCCTTGACCACCGTTTTTGCCAGTTTGGGATCCGGGGTCGGCTCCATGTCGAAGTTGCGATCGGTATCCGGAAAGAGCATCTCATGCAGCCGAGACAACACCATGTTGCAATACTTACGGGTCATCTTTGGGTAAACCTTGGATCGATTCTTATCCAGGATGACCCCGGGATCGTAGAGGCCGCGGATCTGCCTGATATCCTCGATCCATTCCAGCTCTTTTGACCGACGCTTACCCTCGTTTATGGTGAAGTTGTTGTGCAGCCGGATACCAAAATTGCTCCGGAAGTCTTTATCCTTGAGGATCGCTTCGATGTTCATATGTCCCCTCCTTCTACCGCTCCTTTACAACAGCGCCCTTATGGCATCCTTCACCATGTCCGGAGTGATTTCTTTGGTGCATTCGTACTGCACCACCGGCCGGCCTTCCCACTCTTTGCGCGCGCACCAGTCCCATCCTCGATCGAAGGGGACGTTGGTGTCGTTGAAACACCCATGACAGACATTTGTGTTGATGACCCGGCTGTACGTCTGGAACTCCTCCCACGGTTCGGAGAAGCCGGAGATCAACACCACCGGAATTCCGAGGGACCAGGCCAGCCAGCTCGGCCCATGGCCCAACCCGATGTAGAAGGCGGCCCCGGACAGAACCGCGCAGGTATCCTCGATCTTGCGCTTGTTGAACTTCTTGACGTTCTTCAACGTCGTCGGCTCCTTGCTGATGGAAACGACCTCGTAGCCGAGGCTGATGCAGTAGTCCACGATCTCCTGCCACGCCCCCGGGCGGTTCCAGAGCTTGGGCTGCATGGTGGAGAACTCGGACAGACACACGTACTTGCCGGCCGGCCGGGGGCCGTCAAACTTCTTCAGCCGTGCGCGCCGCGGGACATAATCGAGGCCCAGGATATCGGCGGCAACCTTCTGCAGCGGAGTCACACGCCAGTTCTCGACATTCCGGTCCGGATCGTTGTCGAAGCAGCCGACCTCATAAGATGCGTAGAGATGATCGAGGCCGGTCCCGGGAGCCACGATTTCCAGCTCCGGATAATCGAGGATCTCCCTCCACCAGCACGAACAGATGACATGACACTCATGCTTCTTCTGGAACTCCAGGACGTAGGGGATCCAGGCCAGTGTATCGCCGAGGGCCTTCGACGCGATGCTGATCATCACCCGCTTGCCCTTCAGGTCCAGATGATGGCGGAAAATCTCCTTACCGTCCAGCTCGGCCCGGACGGTCCAGTCGCGGAAATACTTCTTTTTCGCTCGCGCCCACATCCCAGGCTTCTGTATCAGCTCGTACTCATCGGGATCGTCGGGAGTCCCAAAGACCACGCGGTATTGCCGGGGCGAGAGACCATTGATCTTCAGGTATGGTCCGTCGACAAAGTGGATATCGAAGGTGTCGGCGGGCCATGTCTTCGGATCCCCCGACTGGAATCGATGATCGCCGACGATGTCCATGTGGCAAATCTTGTCTTCGTGATCTTTCCAGTTTGGGTTATCGAGCTCGTAGATGTCCGCGAGCGCCATGATCCCGCCGGACATGAGATCGGGGCAACGGGTGCTGATGCAGACGGGCTTTTCCGCCATCGCCACCTTGCACAGAAACTCCTCGAGATCCACTTCGACATCGTAGGCGAGGAAGTGGACACGGTCCCACGCGCCTTCGCAGAACCTGATGACGTCGCGCATGATGCTGGGCGAGTCCTTGGCGTATAGGTAGTGGTCGGCCTTATCGAAGATGGTCGGGGGGATCGCATACGGGGAGGCGATGAGGGCCTTGTAGGCCATGGCGTGGACCTGGGTGATGGTTTCCTGGAGGGTCACCAGCCTCTCGGCACTGTCCGGATTCCCCGTGATCACGAAGATGCTCTTCTCTTTCTTGCGCAGTTTCGGATCCCCGCGGCCGGTGCGGTCGATCTCGTAGCCGGCGTGGAAGGCCGCGGCAACCAGTTCGGTATCCTTGTCTCCGGGAGGTGTCACGTTGGCGGCCGGCGCCGCCTCTTTGGTCACCATGGCTTGCTTGGTAGGCAGGACGACCAGTTGTACTCGTTTCTCGGCGAAGTAGTCGTCTATGGCCTTCCTGGCCCCCTGGGTGGTCGGGAACCCGTAGTCATCGAAGACCATGATGCCGCCGACAGCCATCCGCGGCCAGATGTGCCGGCAGCAGTCCAAGGTGCTCTGGTAGAGATCGACGTCGATGTGGGCAAAGGCGATGAGTCCATCCGGTGCTTCATGGAACACGGCGGGGAACCAACCCTTGTGGTAATAGACGATGTCATCGTGGCCGATGAGTTTCCGTGCCTCCTCGACGGTGGCGGCGAACTCCCCCTTCCGGTGGTGATCAAGGGGACCAGGTTCCGGCAGGCCTTCGAAGGAGTCGAAGAGATCGAGAACGCGCCCGGAATCCGCACATACATTGGCCAGCATGGCGGCCGTATGGCCCCGATAGACCCCGCACTCCCATACCTCACCAGGAACCTTCAATGCCTGGAGTAGGGAGGTGTAAAGGACTTTGCAGCGGTCCCGGTCTACCAGACCACCCATGGCCGCCGGCGCGAAGTGTTTCTCGAAGAGGTCCGGGTTCCCATCGTTGGGAAGATCGATTTTACAGGACCAATCCGGATTCACGATGCGAACGTCCTCAGCTACTCCGTGCTCCGGAAGGATGACATCCCCGGGCTGGGGGACGTAAAGATTCGGATCCTCCAAAGGTCGGAGCAGCTCCAAGGCTCTTTCTGCGGCCATGTCCCAGGAGAAGTTGGTGATGATGGGGACGGCGGCCGCCAATGCCGCTTGCCGGTAGTAGGGATAGTTGGCGGTGAGCTCGCGCAGCCACCAGCGATAGCTGGACCAGTTCGGCTCCCCCCACTCTCCCGGGCAGTCCGGTACCCCGTAGACGTTGAAGGGCTTGATCAATTTGTCCAGGGGGACGTGGCAGGCATCCCGGCAGAACTCTGTATTCCCGGACCAGTCGTGGCAGACCACAGGAATCCCACAGGCCATGCCCTCGATGATGGGCAACCCCCATCCCTCTCCCCGGGACACATTGAGCAGTACGTGACCCTCTTGCAGGTAACGGACGTACTCCTCGAGGGGCGGATGGTGGACCACGGTGATGCGGGGGTCATCGAACCCGTAGGCCTTCAGGCGCTCTTCGGTCGTCGTGTACTGGTCGACGGGGAAGGCGTTGTCGGCAGAAATGAGCAGCTCGTGATCCGAGTAGGAAGGCGGGAAGGCCTCCATCCAGTTCTTGATCATCTCCCGGGTGCACTTTCGATCCTCCCAGCGGCCGAAAATCAAGAATCGAAACCGCCTGGGATCGGCGTGACCCAGCACCGGGAAGGATCCTGGATGGAAGATGCCCGGATCGACGCCTTCCGGGACTACGCGCACGAAATCGGCATAGTCGATCGGAATGGACACGTCTGCTTCCTTCAACTGCTCGATCGTGCAATTTCGCTGCCACTGCGAAGGAACCCATAGCTGATCCAGGTGGCAGAGGTTGTCGATGAAGGACTGAGGGTACCTGGTAGACTCCCAGGCCACAAATCCTATCTTCTTCCCCCTGATGCCCCGGGATTGCTCCATGACGGCGGCGAATTCCTGGACTCCGACGAAAAAGAGATGGGTGCCTTCCGTCGGTACTCGAGCATCGCGGCCGAAGGTGTGCCGGATGACCTCAACCCCCTTGCGCTCCAGTGCGGCGGTAAAATTGGTCGCAAACTGCGCCCCCCCTCCCTGATACCCAAACGATCCGTGTGCGGTTATCTGCATATCTGCTCCTTTCAATAACCTGCGATACTGGAAATGTGCTTATACTGCGGGATCATCGATAGCGTCTTGCGCATCTGCTGCTCTCGCTCTTCCCGCCCCTTGTTATCTCCCAGGAACATACAGAAGTATTCAAACGCGTTAGCGATGTGGGAATAGTAGTTTTTGTCCGGTGTCTCAGAGGCTTCGCCGTTGGGGAAGACCTTGAATCGGTACCCGGAGCTCAGCGCCTTCCGAAGGATGTCTTGCTCGGGATCGATGACCACGGCCTGTTCTCCGAACACAGACCGGGAGAGCTGAGATTCCACGGCACGCTGCCGGGCAACAAGATTGTTAGAAGGGGCTTGCTCGATCAGTTCCAAACCGTTCTCCTTGAAGATGTCATAGCAGGTCTTTTCGTCCGTCTGGACGCGCTGGGTTCCAGCGGGATCGCCAAACCCGATGATCCTGTAACCGAAGAACTCCTGCTTCAGCATGGGAAGGATCTGGTTGATCAGGAACTTCTCCAGGCCCATTCCGTCCGAACTTATGGCCCGGTAGATCATGACGCGCGATGTCGGCAGCATCTGACCGATGACGACAGAGGGGTTCAGACCGAAGTCCCAGCCCGTGATCAGGGGGAGACCTTTGATCGGATGCAAGGTGTTCGGACTGACGTGGGTGTTGTCGTTGTAGCTGGTCCCGTAGACCGGTTTCCCCTCGACCACGTACCCGTAGAGGCCGTGCGCGTAGACGTTAATGAATTGATCGTCCTTGCCCTTGATCAGATTTTGGTAATAGCCGCGGGGAAGATTGGGGATGTTCTCGGCGTGCGGGGAGAGACCGGACGGCTGCTTCCAGAGCTGGGCGTTGGAGGGTCTGGTCTTCTCGAAGTACTTGTAAAAGGGGTTGTTCTCGTCCGGGGGGTTCGTATCCATGATGATCCCCATCCAGGTCGCTTCAACCTCGCGCTTGGGTGGGTAGCGGCCGACACGGGTGTCCAGGACGTCGAAGATAATCTTTGGGATCTCCCGATACTCGTTCAGCCAGGCGCCGGTGATTTCCAGGGATAGGAGGTTGGCCAACTGATCAGGTCTATCGAGGGCCCGGAACATCAACTGGATCTCTACGCCCGGGAAGGCGGTGATCGTATAGTTGTGGTCGGTCTTATTCCAGTCGCCGTAGAGGTCGGGGGGAAGCCAGTCATGGACGGTTTTGATCGTGGTGTCTTCGAGTTGCCGGTATGTATTCCGGACAATAGCCCACCGCGTTCTCCTGATCCCATCCAACATCGGGGCCTGTTCATGGGCTCGGCGTGCCAGTTCGACCACACAACCCGATGACTTCCCGGATCCAACCGGGCCCATCAGGCCGCGAATACGTTTGTTGCTGAGGGCGAATTTTCGGACGGTGGGGACGTCGTCGTAGTTAAACTCGATCTGGCGAGTTGTCAATCTCTTCCTCCATTTCGTCCTGTTCGAGGTTTTCCAACGGGGACAGGGCGGCCCGGAATTTGAGAACCTCTGCCGGCGCGTTATTCTTCACCTCGATATCGACCTCTTTGCCATCTTTGTAGAGGCCCTTGATAATGAAGGCTGTGTTGGGCTTTTCGTTTACCCTATTGGCCAGCTCAATTTCTTTCTCGCGGAGCTGGAGTCGCATGATGTCGGTGAGGAGGGATTTGAAGAACTTGGTATCGGCTTTAGCAAGCTCTTCTAGCTTGCTCCGCCCACCCATCGTGGCATAGACGGACATGAGATCATCGGCCAGGGATGCTTGTTTTTTCTTCGTCATCGATGCATCACAAAACCTCAATAATTTGTACGGCATGGTAGCAGGAAAAAAAATCCTTGACAACGCCAAATAATTACTGTCTAAGATTAGACACACTTCAATCAAGGAGCAGCCTGTGAAGATGGTCTACAACTCACGCCTGATCGGCCTCATCAGATGTGCAAGGCTCAACCAGAGGTCGTTTTCGGTCGCCGCTGGGCTGGAATACACGGCCCTCTCCCACATCATCACCGGACGGAGAACCCCCACCAAGGAGCAACGGTTCGTGATCGCCAGGTACTTTAAAACCGACGACCGAGATATTGACAAAACCGCAGTCTACATTTTCGGAAAGGAGAAGGTAAATGGCCCCTCTAATGGCAAAGGACGGCGGGGGAGGCGGATTCGAACAGGTATCTGAGGGCGTTCATAGAGGCGTTTGCTATTCGATCTATGATCTCGGTACCCACCGCGACGACAAGTACCAGAAAGACGTCCACAAGGTTCTGCTCATATGGGAGCTTCCCGACGAGCGGATCGAGGTGGAAAGGAACGGGGAGAAGAAGGATCTCCCCCGGGTCATCAGCAAGAAGTACACCCTCAGCCTGGGAGAAAAGGCGACCCTCCGCAAGGATCTGCAAACCTGGAGAGGGCGCGCGTTTACTCCCGAGGAACTCAAAGGCTTCGATCTCAAGAACGTCCTGTCCAAAAACTGCCAGCTTCAGGTCATCCACACCACCAAGGAGAAGGGGAAGACTTACGCCAATGTGGCGGCAATCATCCCAATGCCGAAAAACTCGGCAAAGTTCTCCCCTGAAAATCCTGTGCGGTTCTTCAGTTTCGCCGACGGATCCCTTGAGATTCCCGACGGAACGCCGGACTGGATCAAGGACGAGATCAAGGCATCGGAGGAGTGGCAGACTCTGTCCGGATTTGATCCTGGACAGCAACCAGAATCGAACCCCGACGACGACATTCCCTTCTAAACCAAAAAGGAGCAGACTATGCAGATCACTCGCAATCCCGAGCGGGAACAATATCTCTTTGGTCAAATTCGCAAATCATTCGCTATCCTGGACATCGAACGAAACAAGCACATCCACCTCACCGATCTCATGACGCCCCGGCAAGCATACTGGAAACGCGTCATGCCGCTACCTCTCGAAGAGAGGGAGATCCAATACTTCATCATCGGCCGCGGGCATGAAGACGTCTTCCACCGGGTCACCGGGCTCAGCAAGCTCGAAGGGAAGGTGTGGGAGGGAATCTGCTATTCGATGGACTTCTTCGCCCCTCCCCTGGAACCCAACATCTTCCCGGTAGGGTCGCGGCCGACCGAGATGAAGACCCGCCGCGGCTATCTGGCCAAGGAAGGCGAGGAGCTCGAACGCTACTCCAATTACCTCATCCAACTGAAGGGCTATTCGGCGGTCGAATGGATTCTCGTCGGAGAGCTGTGGATCTTCTCCCTCGTAGAGAAGACGGACGCATACCGGACGGAGCCACAACTTGCCTGTTACGAGGTCCAGTTCTCTGAAGAGGAGCTGCACATCGAGCGTGACAGGCTTCGGACAACCCACAAGGCCCTCCTCTATGCGCTCACCGGTGTCGCGGAGACACCATGGATGCCCCTGCCGTCCTGTGAGGAGTGGATGTGCCGGCGTACCATAACCAACATGATCGAGAAGCCCAGGTGTATCGATTGCGACCGGGAGTTTGAAACCGACTACGGCGCCGGCCTCCACCAGAAGGGCAAGAAGACCCTGGGGCATAAGATCAAACCGGCCGTGTACGAAAAGACCTATGAGCCCCGATGTAAATGGTACCGCTGGTGCATGGGCGGCGAACCGCTTCCCATCGTTGGGAAAGAAGGGAACGAGTCGGCGTTCGAGGCTTAGACCGTGGCCAACCCACAACTCGAAAACGGATTCATTCCGATTGCGACCGAACTTTTCTCGGCAATCTGCCATTTCCGGTTTCCCGGGGAAGAGCGCCAGGTCTTCGACGCCATCATCCGGCAGACCTACGGCTGGAACAAAAGGGAAGATCGGATCTCTCTTTCTCAATTTGTCGAGGCGACCGGGCTGGCTAAACCACACATCGTCCATGCCTTATCGGGGTTATTGCTGAAAAAGGCAATAATCGTTGCCGAAAAAGGCAACGACAAAGGTAAGTGGTATTCAATAAACAAGAATTACGAGGAGTGGATGCCGTTGCCGAAAAAGGCAACGTTGCCGAAAAAGGCAATGATTATTGCCGAAAAAGGCAACGATCTGTTGCCGAAAAAGGGTACCACAATAAACACTGTTATAGACACTACAACAGACAAAGACATCTTTACGTCTGAACCCGAGGTTCCGACCCCTGATCAACCCCGGCCCGAACAGGCAAGGATGGAGTGTCCCCACCAGCAGATCGTCGCCGCCTACAACCGGATCCTACCTGAGCTGATCGCCGTGCAGATGTGGACGCCAGCCAGACAGTCCATCTTGAGGGCGAGGTGGAACGAGGCTACGGAGAGGCAAACGCTGGAATGGTGGGAGGATTTCTTTGGCTATGTGAAGACATGCCCCTTTCTGATGGGAAAGATTTCGAATTTCAGGGCCGACCTCGAATGGCTTATCCGGCCCAAGAACTTCCCCAAGGTATTGGAAGGGAAGTACGATGACCGTAAAAACCAGAAACACCGGGGGATCAAGGCATGGTTGGAGGAACAATGACGCGCGAAGACAAATTTAGATTTGCTAAAGTAATAGGGGTCTTAGAAGAGTTCTATGACAAAGAGTTATCGAAGGACGTTTCTGCCCTCTATTTCGAAGGACTCGGAGAGTATTCGATCGAGCAGATCGAGGCCGCCGCCAAGGAGATTATCCGGACAAAGGCGTGGTTTCCGAAGCTGGTAGACTTCACCGAGATTTTAGGGGGAAAGAAGGACCAGGGTCTGGCCGCCTGGATAAAATTCATGGAGGCCTTGAAGACTCAGAGCCCTTACGATTCAATTCAGTTCGCCGATCCTGCAATCAACGACGTGATCGAATTCATGGGAGGGTGGCCGGCTGCCTGCCTGTGGACCAACGAGGAATTGAAGTGGAAGGAGAAGGATTTTGTGGGGTTGTACGCGGCTATGAGGGGGGCGGGGAAGGTCAAGTATCTTCCTGGGGCTCATGAACAGGGAGGTGGAAGGTTTTCCCCGCCAATTCTTATCGGAGCCCCGGAGGGGCAAAAGCTGTTAACGAAAGGAGAATGAAATGATGGAGCAGCAGTTAAAGGACAGGGACAGGGTGATCGCGTTCAAGGCGGTTGAGGTGGGTGGGGAGACTTCCTTCACCCCGGCCGAGGAAGCCCGGGGAATCCTCATCAGCGTCAAGGATGACAAGGCCTACATCCTCCCCGACGGCATGAAGACGATCAAGGTGTGGCCGCTGGCGGCGGTCCAGAAGGAGCCCGAAGAGAAGGTGGCGTCGGCGTCGGCGTTGATCCTGGGCATGCTGACGTTTCTCCGTGGGTATTACTCGGCTCGAAAGCCGGAGGAAGGCTTCAGGCCGGGCCAGAACACGAAGATCGAATGCATCGATTACCTGATCAAGCAGGAGAGGGAGGGCGAGTAGAATGAAATCACCCACCGGAATTTTGGCAGGACAGTCGCCGGACACCCTGTCGGCGGTCCTGGAATGGAAACCGACCCCGGCACAGCGCAAGAACGCCATCATTACCAATTACCTGCGCGGGGCCGAGGCATACCTGATCGTCGGGAAGCTCCTCTATGAGGCCCAAAAGGGAGAAGACTGGAAGAAGGACGGCTCTGAGGCGCAGAATTTCTTCGAGTGGGTCGAGAAGGAGCTGACGATCAAGCGGTCGAACGGCGATCGGATGATCCAGATCTGGAAGGGGGTCGGGCCCCTGCTACCCAAGCACCAGGATCTGATCCGGAAGATCGACTTCTCGAAACTGGCCATGATCATGCCGATCATCCGGTCCATGCAGGACGAGCAGAAGATCCTGGACTGGTTGCACATGGCCGAAACCAACACGGTAAAGGACCTGGAGAACAACATCCGGGAGAAGGGCGGGACCAGGCGTGCGCTGAAGCCCACGGATACCTGTCCCCATCCCCTCGACCAGATCGGGAAGAGATTGTTCGTCAAGTGCCGCTTGTGCGGCGGATTATTCCCGGAAGGCGAGGAACGGGTGACCAGGGTCCGAGAGGTCCTAGAACAGGCAAAGAAGGCCATCAAGGCCCTTCATGGTGACCTGTCCTGGGAGGAGTATAACAGGTCCAGCCCCGAGATGAAGGCGGTCAATGGCCTCCTCCGGGAGTATGGGTCGAAACAACTTTCTTAATCCCGAAAGGGGAAAGGAGCAGTACCATGGCAGAAGGCAAACCCGGAGAAACATTGGTAGCGTTCGACAGCGGTCATTACAAAAAGGTCACGGGAAAGTGGGCGGGGGATTCCGTCTGGATGCATTTCAAGAAGCCCGACGGAGGCATGGTCCACGTCAACAAGGACAAGGTCGAGTACACCGAATCGTTCGGCGAAAACCCTGAAAACCAGAGCGTTATCCCTGATGACGAGCTTGCGGCCCTTCGGAAGTTTAGGGAGCAACTGAGAGCCGAAATCGACCGCACAAAAATGGTGACAGAGCAGATGAAGAGCTCGATCCGCGCATCGAACCCGATCCGCGTACCGAAACCGGTCCTCAAGAAACGCTCCCACCACGCGAAGAGGTAGGCGATGTCTTTAGAGGATCGCATATGCTCAACGTGTAAAGCGTATGGATTCCAGACGGGGAACCCGAAGGGCTACCGATGGGCCTGCTGCCAGAAGAAGCGCTTCTGGTTCCCCGATTCTGAAGATTTACCGGGAGATAGAAGGGGGTGCGAGGAATGGGAAGGAAGATAGAGGTTTTTCTGCCAAGGTTCATCCGGAGGGTGGTAGCGACCATCCGGGCATACCTGGCCTGGACGCGACAAGTGGCTATCGCCACCAGTGCGATTCAGCCGATCATGTCCATGGAGCTCGAGTATGCGACGTTCACCGAGATATTGCATCTCGTGAGTCAACAGCCCGCCATCCCACCGGAGTGGTGGGGTCCGATCGCTCTTAACCTCCAGGTTCGCGTCGGGAGAGGCAAGACCGAATTGGAAGAGACGGTCCGTGATATCGGCCGGAGGTTTTCCCATGGAGCTTCTTGACGACGAGCAATGCCAGCTACTGGACCGTCTAAGTGAGCAGGTGGCTATGGGAATCATTGACGGTCTGACATCGTGGGAGCAGGACTTCCTGGAAGACAACATGGACCGCTACGACACGTATGGGGATCGCACCCGGCTATCCGATTCCCAATGGGAACACCTACACCGTATAGCCGAGAAGCTGGGGGTGGAATGAGCAGAATTTCTTTCTTTGTCCCTGGGATCCCCGTGGGAAAGGGCAGTGGGAAGGCATTCAAAAATCCGAACATGAAGTTCGCCGTCGTCGTCCAGGACAACGCGGAGAGGCAAAAGCCGTGGGCATCGAGGATCTTCAGTGTTGCCGAAGACTCCGGTTGCGTCCCGGTCTCCGGCCCGATCTCGTTGGAGCTGCGGTTCATCATGCCGCGGCCCAAAAGCCATTATCGGGCCAATGGCCAGTTGAAGCCTGGGGCCCCCACCTTTCATACCGGAACCCCGGATCTGGACAAACTGATCCGGTGCGTCAAGGACGCCCTCACGTCGGTCGCCTGGAAGGATGACAAACAGGTCTGCTTGATGCCGGCGACCATGAAGCTCTACGGGGAACAACCCGGCGTCTACATCACCATCCAAGGAGCCGAAGAATGAACCTCAAGAAGCAGTGCTACAAGTTGTTCCAGGTCATTGTGGTGGAACGTGACCCCTACTGCCGGCGCCCCGGATGCACGAAGCCGGCGACATCCGGCCACCACGTCTTCGGCCGAAACAAAATGGGGACCGCCTTCGAGACCGATAGCGGGATGGGGCTCTGCCTGGATGATCACGATGGGTGGGCAAGAGAATGCCCGGGGGAGGTCCGGGAGGTTTTACGAGCCATGGTGGGGGACAAACGGTTCGAGGAGCTGGTACGGCTGTCGAATGAGACTTGTCGCTGGCGAGACGCCGACTTTCACGACTATGCAACCCGGATGAGTCTTGAACTGGTAGAACTCCGGGAGAAGAAACGGGAGGCAGGAGAATGAGTGATCGAATGGAGAAGGCCATCATCCTGATGAAGGCCGAGGTAGAGAAGTGGAAGGGGCTGCTGCTGAAGTCCGCCGAGGGGCAGGACGCCGCCTATGCCCGACAGGTCCAGGACGCCATCCTGGCCGTCGACGGAGTCTTCGCGCTCATGGACCAGGTGGACGAGAAAAACGCCTGGATCAAGTCCGCCCTTACCTTCACGATCACCGGGATCTGCGGTGGGGACGTCTTCACCAAGAGAGCCAGCGCCGTCCTCACAGGGCTCTCCAAGGGCCTCCAGGTGGTCGTATTCGAGTCCGCGGAAGAAATGGCCATGCTGATGGGCCGGGCGGAAGGGAGGAGCTGATGGAAGACGTCAAACCACCCGAGCGGATATCACTGACCGTCATAAGCATGACACCGATGTCCCGCGGCCGGTACCGGGTGAAGCTGAAGGAGACGTTCCCCATCGAAAATTTCATCCATGACGGATTCCATTGGGGGATCGAGAAGCGGCTGGGCCGCGGCCGCTACATCATGCGGAAGCTGCCCGGCCAGGGCGGTGAGCCGGACGAGGAGCTGGTCCGGATGGAAAGGAAGGTCAAAGATGGAAAGTAGACTACCCCCGAGGGAAGAATGCATTCGAGCATTCCAGGAATACGATCATGCCGTCTCTGTCATGCAGGCCCCAAGCCCTCGTGATCGGGCCTTCGCCGCGCAGAAACTTGCCGGGTTCTTCTCCGACCACTACCGGAAGGAGATCGACAGCCTCATCGCCGAGCGGGATCTGCGCGTCTCCGACAGCACCCGGATCTTGGCCGAGCTCTTGCTGATCCGGTCCTTGCTGGAGAAGACATCAGAACCGTCATTGCATTGGAAAGAGTCGGGACCATTTCGGGAAATAGAGTGTCCATGGTGCGATCTTCTTTTCCGTGTCTATTGTGTCGGAAACTCACCGGAAATTATCCGTGAAGCAGACCACCAAGTAGGATTACACCTTAACGCCCATATTAGGGAAACTCATGGCACGGAGAAGCGGGAAGGAGGCGACCCATGCCCCTCTTAGGATTCAAGAAGCAGTTCGCCCCCCTGGTCGAAGAGGGCCAAAAACGGCAGACCATCAGGGCCAAACGCCGTGACGGCCGCAACCCCCATGCCGGCGAAACCCTCTTCCTGTACACGGGCCTCCGGACAAAGAGCTGCCGGAAGCTGGGGATCTCCGGGTGTAAGAGCGTCCCGGGAGATCACGATCGAGTCCCACGGCATCAATGTCGAGGGGGTGTGGCTTCGTCATGCCGACATGGAAAAGCTGGCCTATGACGACGGGTTCGATTCCTTTGAACAGCTGCTGGCCTTCTTCGAGAAGGAGCATCACAGGCTTCCCTTCCGGGGCCTGCTAATCATGTGGTGAGGCTGTGGCCAAGTATCGCTGGGAACGTAAGAAACGAGCAAAGAGGGTGCGGGCGGATGCGGGCTGGGTGGATCCGGAGCAGTTGCCCAAGGGTCCGAACGGCCGTGCCCTCTGTCGGTACTGCGGTACCGAGGTGCCCCGGGGCCGCCGGTCATTCTGTGGCGACAAGTGCGTCGAGTACTTCCGCATCGAGTCCGACCCCGGCTTTTGCGCCCGGAAGCTGGAGGAACGCGATCACGGGGTATGCTCGCTTTGCGGCATCGACACCATCATTGAGCGCCAGAAGGCACGCAAGGACCCCCTCTGGTACATCCGGGAGGCCCCGAACCCGCAGTTCGCCAAGCGCCCGCCATGGCCCAAGGACACCGGTCGGCGCTGGTGGGAAGACCACCACGTCGTCGCCGTCCATGACGGCGGGGCCGGCTGCCCCCTCGATCTCCATGCAACCGTCTGTGTCCCCTGCCACAAGAAGGTGAACAAGCAGCAGCGCCATGACTGGAAGCACGGCAAGGAGAGTGAGCCAGACCTGTTTTTACCACAAAGTGGAGGGACGGCCAGTACGGACCCCGAAGAAACCGGCACTTTTTAGTTTAAAGTGGAGGGATACCCCCTATTTTAAGTGGCAAAGTGGAGGGAGAGTTAATTTATGGACGTATTCGAGCATGTCAAATCTTCGTTGAGAACGATTCGGCTTCAAGCCGAGTGGATAAGATTGGCCAAGCTATACATCGCGGTTCTATCGACAGGAGGTGGCGGTATGGTTCGCAGCAGAGATATCTTAGACGCAGGTATCCGTGTCCTAGCACAAAGAGCCCGGGACCGAAAGGAGAAAGGAATGGAAGTCACAATTAATACCAAAGTGTTAGAGACGGGGGTGATCGAACAGGATTTAGTCCGGAACGCCTTTGTTTCCCGCGAAGCAGAAACCCCGGAGCAGGTCATCTACCGATCGATCCTCGACACCCGGGAGCAGCAGGTTCAGCAGGCGCTGATTGGGCTCGGCTGGAAGCCGCCGACCGTCCCGGTCCAGTGCCCCTGGTGCGGACAGGGGGACTTCGACCTTATCGGCCTCAAGCACCACCTCGTCCGCGGTTGGTGCGAGGTCTACGAGCGAACGGAGGTGCCGCGGTGATGGAGCTGGTCATTCTTGCCGGCGGGCTCGCCCATGGCCGCCGGATGCCGGTACCGGTGGGCCGCGATTCTCTTCGGGTCGGGATCATGACGCCGCTGGAGGTTTTTCCCGCCGAGACAGCCGTTCCGGACGTTCCATACGCGACACCCTTCTATCAACGACTCGCCCGGACGAAATGGAGGGGACTGCCGGTCTTCGTGTGGGAGGGAATCCGGGGAGAAGCGGCCATGGACGCCGTCAGGAGGTTGCCATGATGAACCATGTCGCCGTCTGCTGTAACGATCTGTGTCGGAAGGCCGTGGGCCGAGCCCTGTTCGAGTACCTGTCCGGATGCAAGTACCACCCCGGGTTCCTTCTGGAGTGGCACCGGGAGCACTTAATCTATCTGCTCCTTCCCCCTAACATCCCCGAGCGTCTTTGGGGCCTCCCCCTCTCTTCCTACTGGATCTGTAGGGATGCGCATCTCTCTCCCGCTCAGCTCAACTTCCTCGCTGAAAAAGTCCTCGCCCGTCCGAACCCCTCGAACCCCTTTGTATTCCGCAGTTCTGCGTCCGGACAGGGTGGCTGGGCGCGGCGAGAACAGGAGTTCGAAGACGTCCTCGGAGCTTACGTCTGGCCGAAGGCGCCCCGGGTGCGAAAGGAGCGACGATCATGAATAAATTCCGTAAGCATCGGCAAAATAAGCGCCTCGTCCGCGCGATCTGCCGGGAGATGAAGCTAGAACCAGTCTGCACGGTTGCCGGTCACCCCGATCCCAAAGCACTCATCAGCCACCTGGCCGCCAAGGGCCTCGCGGCTGGGTTCCAAGCCTCCGACCCTCTCCACCTCTACGTCGTTGTCCGGAGGGTACTGGCCCCGTGAGCAAGGGTCATTTTCTCCCCTGATTCCAACCCATTCCAAAAATCACTTTCTGAAATTTTCGGGGCCGGTCAGTTCCCTAGACGACCCCCGTCGCCTGTCCTCCCCGTCCCCCCCTAGCCTCAAGCATCCTTTCCCAACGTTGGGACCGGGTTTCCAGGTGGCCCCCCACACACGAGGTACGCCCCCCCGATCAGCCCTGCCGGTCAAAGTTCCGGTTTGACCCCTGGCCCCCCCTCGGGGTTAAGCATTCTTAACGATAGGGAAAATATAGGGACATGACTAGGCCCAGGACCGGGCAGACCCAGGGGATGACGGGGATGGTCTAAGGGCTGGAGGCAGGCAGACAGGGGGAGGGCGGGGGCAGGGCCTGTCCTTGCTGGGGGTGGGGTTGACGATGGGGGTAGGCGGGGAGGGCTTGGGGTTGCCTGGGCTTGGCAGGTTGATCGATGTACAAGGACGGGGAGGACAGGGCCGGGCCAGGAGACAGGGTGGGTCAAGGATAGGGGAGGATGCGGCAGGGATCGAAAGAGCGAGGAGCGGCCGGAGAGGGCGGGCTGCGCGATGGCGGTTGATGTATAACATAGGGGCATAGATGCGCGAAATACCGGGACAACGTTTAGTTTGACACGCGCAAAGGTTAGTGTATCCTGGACTCGACAAGATAACAGGATCATCCAACAAAGACGGGAGGTGATAGCATGAAGGGAGCGAGGAAGCCCGAGCGGCCTTACCAGTTTACGAGAGCCGAGCGGACGCAGACAGCTGCAGAGCTGGCCGCGCTGTTGCCGCCGGCAATCATCCACCAGATGAAGGAGCGCGCCAGGCAGATCCAGCGCATAGAGGCGCGGGCACAGAAGGAATGGAGGCGGGAACAATGACAATCGATTCCGTCAAGGTGCAATATGGTCGGCGCTTGGTCCATGTCGCGGTGAGCTGGGACGAGGACGGCATCAACTCGGTTGAAGTCTTAGGACAGGAGGGGCGGGCTACCGGCAAAGCCGCCCCTCAAATCATGTCGAAAAACAGGAAATCACTCGAAGAGCCGTTGAACGAAGTCGGCCCGGAGCCGGGCGAAATCCTTATAGACGCTTATGATCCACGCCGAGCCTATAGCGGAGCCTATACACCGCCGGCCCCCGTTCCCAACGATGGGAAACTGAAAACCCTATTCTTTGATACAGGAGTACGGCCGGAGTACGTGACCAACCCACCTTTTGTGCTCAGGGCGGGCCAGGTGATCAAAAACAAGACAATGCAAATCCCCTTTGATTGTGACGCACCCGACAACGCGGAAATACTGTTCTTTTGTGACAACCCGTCGTTGGCTGAAAGTAAATGGTGTTTGGTGCGGGAGATATTCAACACAGTTATGCTGTCTAAATACGTCTATTTGAGGGTGAAAAAATGAACGATGACAAAGACCTTGAAGGCACCGCCACCTATGACCCCGAGGACAACAAAATCCGCTTCTATCCTTTCGCTCGCCTGGATGCTGATCTTTATCAGCGAGTAAGGGCGGCCGGGTTTATATGGGCACCACAGCAAAAGCTGTTCGTCGCCCCGATGTGGACGCCGGAACGCGAAGACCTGATGATCGAGCTATGCGGCGAGGTCGGGGACGAAGACACAAGCCTTGTGGATCGAGCCGAGGAACGGGCTGAACGATTTGACGAGTACAGCGAACGACGCGCCGAGGAGGCCGACCGCGCGCACGCTGCCGTGGATGGGATTGCCCAACGGTTTGAGGGCGGCCAACCCATCCTTGTCGGGCACCACAGCGAGAAGCGAGCCAGGAAGGACGCCGAGCGCATTCAAAACGGGATGCGCCACGCAATCAAAATGTGGGAGACGTCGAAATATTGGGAAGCCAGGGCGAAGGGTGCGCTTAGGGCTGCTAAGTACAAGGAACTCCCAGCCGTGAGAGCGCGCAGGATCAAAACTCTTGAAGCTGATCAAAGACGGATTATCGCCAGCTATACGCCCCGTGATAAAGCCGTCATCCTTCAGCAGAAATGGGACGCCGACAAAGACGCGCCCTCTATCCCGCACGTCTATTGTGGGCAAGGCTCCCGGGGCGGGTCATGGGTGCCGGTTGAAGACCTGGAGACGATCAAAGCCAGATCCGCGCGATGGTTGCAGCACATAGCGAACCGAATCACCTATGAAAGGGCCATGCTCCAGGAGCAAGGCGGAATCATCACAGATCGGGCAGAGGTAGAATTGGGTGGCCGGGTTCTGGTTCGGGGCGAATGGATTCTAATTGTCAAGATCAACCGGAAAGATGGCAAGATTTGCAGCCTGGGCACCAATCGCCGCTATGTTTCAACCGTGAGCATTGAGGATGTCAAGGACTACCGGCCCCCCGAACCCGGGGACGCGGAGAAGGTCAAGAAAGCAATGGCCCTGCCCCCTATGTGCAACTATCCGGGCGAAAACACCGTCAACATGACAAAGGCCGATTATGCAGCCGTTTATCACGACAGCAAAGGAGGCACGGTATTAAAGGCCACGGAAACGGCAGGACGCCACAGGGTCCGCACCGTTCAAGCCTTTGTCGCTCGAAAATTCGGATATCCCGCCGACCGTGACCGTTTTGGCATCATATCCGTATTCTTGACAGACGAGAAACGCAAAGACCCGCCACCACCTGAACAGGAAGCGCCGCCCAAGCTGGCCCCGCCCGAACGGGACCAGAACGCCCCCCCGCGCCATGTTTATGTAGAACCGGAGCCGACCAAATTCGACGTGCTCAAAGATGCCTTGAAGGAAGGGGTCAAAATAGTCGTTGCACCGAATCTTTTTGTCACGCCGGATGATATTGCTGACCAAATGGTGGCCCGTGCTGATATCGAGCCGGACATGGACGTGCTAGAGCCCCAGGCCGGGACCGGCGCCCTTGTGCGGGCGATCCTGAGAGCAGAACCCACAAGCAAAGTGATGGCCGTCGAAATCAACGGGGATCTTTGCCAAATGTTAGTTGACCTTCCTTGTCGGGTGATCTGTAAAGACTTTTTTACCTTTGACATGACCGGAAAATTCGACCGGATCATCATGAATCCGCCCTTTGATCATGGGATCGATATCAAGCACATCGAACACGCCTTGACCATGCTGAAGCCTGGCGGCCGTCTGGTTACATTATGCGCGGCCGGCCCGAAGCAACGCGCAGCCTTTATTGACCGCGCTGAAGAATGGGAGGATCTTCCACCCAATAGCTTTAAGGAGGCCGGAACCGGGGTCAATGTGGCTATGGTGACCATCGACGCACCCGAGCCCTTGACACCCAAGCAAGAGGACGACCACGCCGCCATAGTCGAACAGAACGAGAAAAGCGGGAACTTCTCTTTGACCGCGCCACCGACGCAACCAAGTCTTTTCTAAAACAGGGGCGCATGGCGGCCGGGTGCGGTATTGGCCCGGCCCAGCCCAAAAGGAGCACACATGCAGAAAAAGACCATCTTAGACCGGCTAGGGGACCACCTCTTGAAGCACTACGACCCCAAGGATGCCGACATCATAGCCGAGGATATATGTCTTGCAATCAGGGAAGCCACAACGCCCCGGAAGATCGATGACGCAATGGTCCGGATCAACACCCTGATGCACGGTGATGGGTTCGGCCACTACCTCCAGCACAACAGTCTGAACTATTGGGGTAATGTCGGGCTCCTCTACGTCTCCCATAATGGCCCCACGATCATCTATGACGTACAGAAAGAACGCTGGTTCTGTGCACCCTGGAAAGAGCTGGTAGAGACCCAGCCAAGGAGGTTTAGATGAATATTTACAAGGTAACATATCGGGTAAAGGAGAAGAAAAGGCCAGGATGCGGAAACAACTCCAGGTGGGACCAGACTGAAGGCGAAACCCAAATTTATATTGGACGTAAGGGATTGAAGCCGGCCCGGTTGCAATATCGGGAATACCTCGAACGCTTGCAACACACCTTTTCCTATTCGGTGCGCGGCACTGACAGGCTGGGCACTGTTGAGCTGTTTATCCCTCATGTTCATAACAACGGCCTGTTAGCATACTGGCCCAAAGATGATGGTAAGTACATCGAGAAAAAGGAGTTTTCAGACTGATGAAGCTAAAACAGCCGTGTTGGCGGCATCGCCAGAAGGGCTACAAAAAGGGATGCCCCGACTGTTTCAAACTGAACAGGCGCAAAACTCCGGAAGAGATCGAGCGCGATCAGGCCGAAGCCGACGGGTCGTATATGGGCAGCTATGACGGATGGAACGACTGAGGGGAGATGATCATGAAAATCGGGAGCTGGGTAAAGATCAAGGTTGCCTGTCGCTATGGATGGGTGAAGGGATGGCGCAAAGTGCGCAAAATTCACCCCACCGGAGATATTGAAGTCTGCGCGGCCGGATATGACGATTTTATCGTCCACCCCAAGGAAATCATCGAAAAACGAAAGGAGCAGGATCATGGCAGAAGCAGCGGTAAAACTCGCACCTAGCGGGGGTCTGCAAGCCTTGTTGAGGAAGGCAGCGAAACCCGAAGAGAAAAGCAAATCAGCAACACCCTTGTTGACGGTAGACAACGCCACCAAAGAGCTGGCCACGGAAGTACGGAAGGCCAAGAACGCGTTTGACAGTGCGAAGGCAGCCTTTGACGAGAAATCGGCAAGGCTCCTTGTCACCATCGCGGCGGCCAGGGAAGAGCTTTGCCGGCACGCGTATCAAAGTGCGCTCAAGATCCCAACCGTCGATAACCTATCGGTGACTGTAGTCTGGACGAGCCAGTACAACAAAATCCCCGGCAGCAAGGCGGCCGTGATCATGGGCACGGTCGGGGATAAGCAGTATGCCGACTATTTCAAGTCTTGTTTCACCCTGAAGGTCAAGGATGATCTGAACGAAGACGATCTGAATGAACTCATCCAGTTGCTGGGCGAGGAGAAATTCATGAAATGGTTCGAGTCGGAAGAGGTCATCAAACCGACCGAGCGTTTTGTTCATGACCATGTGACCATGGATAAGAAGACCAAGGAAGCCGTGGCCCTCGCCGGCGTCAATCAGAACAAGCCGGCGATCAAACTATAAGCCAGCCGCGACCGGGGGCGCGATATCCCCCGGAAGGAGACACCATGGGACTTCCGAAAACGATTAAAAGTGTCCGCACCATCATTACTTCCACCATCCCCGCATCGTTACTCAAGGATGGGCAATGGATCTACCGTTACCGTCTCGACTATATTTATGCCGCATGGCACGCCGAACTACACGGTGGGAAGCTGGTGAGCGGTAAATACGTCAAAGACACGCTTGCGCTTGCCCAAGACTTTCTGGCCCCCCTCGCTGATCGTGAATCATGCAGACGTAAGAAGATAAAATGGGCCAACCCCTACTTCTGCCCGGAATCTCCCTATGGGGACTATATTTGGACGTTTCATATCGAGATGGTGGAAGAGATAATCGCGCTGCGAAGGGAATTTCTTGTTGGATTTGCTGATGGAGTATCTAAGAACAAAGACAAAACCCGGGAGCCTCCGCCCCAATATCGAGATGGTGGCAGCCGAGCCGCGTCATGGGACTTTGGCTACATCCTGGGTCTGGCATGGATATACCATCGCAAAGAAATTAAGACGTGGGAAAGGAGGAGAAGATGCCCGAAAGAGTAACGCAGAGCCGAAGAGAGTACAGGATTCAGCACTTTGCCAAAGCCTGTGAAACCTGTGTGAACCGCGACGCGATCAAGGAACCCATCACGCACGGCGACAAAGGGAAAGAACGGATTGACATCTGCCGGCTCGATCACCAGCAGATTTCACCCGGTCAAGGCGTCTGTGCCGCATGGAGGACGAGGACTTGATCCCCTACTATTACCCCAACAAACCGAATCGTATTGATCCAGAGCTTGTATCGAACTACGAGAAACCTAACTGGATCGCCGAGCGGAAGAAAAACGGCTGGCGGTGCCTTGCAATCAGGGAACCGGAAAAGCTCGATCTATGGACGAGCAGCCACCGGCTGTTTCCCAATCCCTTGCCGATCACCCGGGAAGCGTTAGCGGGATTACCCCCGATGACCGTCATTGATGGGGAGATGCAGAACAACCGGACCAAAGACATCAAAGACCTGTTTTACGCCTTCGATATTCTGATGTGGGAGGGGAAGTGGTTGTTCGGCCAGCCATGGCGGTCACGGCGGGCATTGTTGGAGCTGGCCACCCGCGACATTGAAGGGATTCTGGTATCGGTGCCCATTCACACAGGCAAGAAGATGCTCTACCAGATGGCCATTGAAGAAGGGGACGAGGGCATCGTCATGAAGGAGTTAGACAGTACCTATCTGATCGCCACCAAGGGGACTATCGATAACCCCCTGTGGATCAAGGCAAAGCAGCCGGAAAACTGTATGAGGACATGATGGAAAAAGATAAGATCGAGAAAGCGTTAAACGCTGGGCGCAGATTGCGCTATACGGTCGTCACGGGGCCAATCAGCATGACCGGGATCATCGGCAAGGGGGAAAATTCGCTGAACCGTCGATTGATGCAGATCGAGGCAGAACGGATTGACCAGTGCGCGGAACGTATGGATTTAGACTTCGGGGAGGAGGATGACGAGGATGGGTTATGATCAAACCATGCTGGACGAGCTTGTGCGAGACGTTTTTGATTCAAAAGCCGCCGACCTGAATAACGCCGGCCAAACTGCTCAAATCGCGTTTCTTCTGGCTGAAGGGGTCGAACAGAGCCACATCGACGCCGCGGCCCAACGCAGAAAGGACACCCATGAAAGCATTTAGTGAACTGAACGCGGAGCAAGTGAAAAAATGGGACGCAATCCCGCACTACCCCTTGGGAGAGGTTCCCGAAGAGCTGATCGATAAAAATCCAAAGCTCTATCGGACAATTATTGCTAAACGGGCGATCCTTGCGGGGTATGAGGACTTTGACCACGGGACTGTCGCGGACATCCTCTTCGACCTCCGGCACCTCTGCGACGCCCTTGACGTCGACTTTGCCGATCTGGATCGGGTTGCCTACCGCAACTACATTGAAGAGTCGGCCAGGATTGCCCTGGAGGAGAGGGCGGTAAAGCCGAAACTCTATGTGATTCTCTCGGGGGGCCTGATCAATTCCGTCTACGCCACCAAGGGCATTGGAGATGCTTCCATCGTCATCCTTGATCGTGACGAGGAAGACGAGGACAACGACGGCGAGGAATCAAGCTACGCGGAGGACTCGGCGGAATTTGACCGGGCGCTGAAGGCACTGGAACTCATCAATCTGGTATGAAAGGGGGAGCGGCCCTGTGGCAAAAAAGGACGATGACCGACTCCGGTACCTTGGTGAGTGCGCAAAGTGCGGGATCGCCATGTATCAGGAGCACGGGCGGATACTGACGGCGGGGAAGTCATCCTGTGAGCACGTCCTGAAAGTGGCGGCCGCTGATAAGATGATCCAGCGGGTCTTCTACTTACGGATCGAAGACGACCTCTTCATCACCAGGCGTGCCAAAAAGAACAAATGTTCCCGGGGCGAGTACCTCCGGGCCTTAATCGAGGCAGATCGTAACATCGTGGAAAAGGAGGAGAAGACATGACGGATCAGATCAAGCAGACTTGTGAGGCGTTATTGAAGGAGATCAAGGCACCATTCCCGTCGAAGGAAGCTGCAATCGCAGCGGGATGCTGTGTCTTCTGCGGGGAACCGGTCGCCGACCGTATCTACTCGGAGGCCGGCCAAGGCGAATACCAGCTCAGCGGAAGCTGCGAAATCTGCTTCGACAAACTGTTTGAGGGCACAGAGGAGGGCGAAACCTGCGGGAGGAAGGGCTGCGCGGGAATCATCGACACCATCAAGGAAGGCTCCTGCTCCTGCCACATCAACCCGCCGTGCCACGTTTGCACGAGCGCGCGCCCGTACTGCCCGATATGTGGGTGGGAAGGAGAGAGGCCATGAATTTCTATGTGACGTTTGGCCAGCAGTACCGGCGGGTGCCGCATCCATCAGGGATAGCCGTTGACCCGGACGCCGTCATCCGGATCGAGGCCGAGAGCAAAGTAGAGGCCCATGCCAAGGCCATGGTCACCTTCAAGAAAGCCTTCCATCGCGTTCTCGATGAAGCGGAGTGGCAGGAATCACAGCGATACTATCCCCACGGGGTCATCACACTCGTTCTTGTCGACGGCCACGATGCCAGCAAGGTTCCCCAGCCCGAATATCTCGGCGATAGTGTCTATCTGGAACGGGACTCGCGGGGGATTGGCGTTGTTCTGACGACCCGGAACGGTCTGCCCACCGATCCTTCGAACACCATCTTCCTCGAATGGGGCGTGTATCGGAGGCTGAAGGATGAGGTCACCAGAATGACCCAGGGGAAGCTGTAGACGAGAGGAGGAGATATATCCGTGGACGATTTTAGGGTTGAGGTAGGAGAAATCAGTTGGGAACATCTGAGACATCTTGTCGACGGCGGGACCGCCAGGCTGGACGCAGAATGGAAGCAGGTCAGGGATCGCGCAGAACACGCGGGGAACTGCGAGGGTGCCATTAAAATGGGCGACGCGCTCATGGCAGCAATCCATTCCTGCCGCCCCCAACAGATGTCGGTTATTTCGTTGCTCCAGGGGTTGATGAATGTTTTTATGACCATGCCCCAGGAACTTGATAGAAGGTGCGCGGGGGCGCTGATGGGGATGCTTCCGGAGGTCTGCGGGATTATGAACCGAATAGCCGTCAAAGAAGTCCCCGATATGCCGGCCAATGGCATGGGAGAGGCACTGGTGGACGAATTGATGAAGCCATTAAACAGCGGGAACATAAATCAGATGCCAAACCCGCACCGCTCGCCATAAACGCACAGGGGGAGAAAGCGCCAGCCTTAAACAGCCGGCCCGGAACTGCCAGGGATAAACGAGCCGGCAGAAAGCCTCCGATTTCCGGTGGGAGGCCGGATCAGGTTTGCCCTGGTGGCGTCCCCCATATAAAATTGTCAAAAATGACGAAATGCTTGAGCGGCACACGAAATCCGCCCCTCGACGGGCGGCGGAGATTACGGGGAGGGTGGGGTGACCGCCTACTACAACGAGATAGAGCCTTACGCGGCCCAATGGCTACGGAATCTCATCAAGGCCGGACTGATCGCGCCAGGAATAGTTGACGACAGGAGCATTGAAGATGTTCGACCAGATGACCTTATGGGATTCACCCAATGCCATTTCTTCGTCGGTATCGGCGTGTGGTCTTATGCCCTGCGCGCTGCGGGATGGCCCGACGATAGACCGGTCTGGACAGGATCATGCCCCTGTCAACCTTTCTCCGCGGCAGGCAAAGGAAAAGGGTTTACTGACGAGCGGCACTTATGGCCGGCGTGGTTCCATCTCATTGAGCAGCGCCGACCTTCAACGATTTTTGGCGAGCAGGTTGGAAGTGGTGACGGCCTGTCTTGGCTCGACCTTGTTCAAGCTGACCTGGAAGGATTGGGTTACGCCTGCGGGGCGACCGTTACGCCTGCTTCGGGCTACGGGGCGCCGCACCAAAGACACCGGATTTACTTCGTGGCCGACCACCCGAGCATCGGACGGGGCGAATCCTCCCATGGGGAAGGACCGGACGGATTCACTACCCAGCGAAGTCAAGCTGTTACCCTGGGCGACACCTGCGGCGAGGGATTACCGCTGTGCAAACCTGAAAACATACCAGGAACGGGGAGGGGGAACAAAAGGGGAGCAGCTTTGCAACCAGGTCCAACAAATGGATTTTGGCATGACGCCCTCTGGCTCCCCTGCCGAGACGGAAAAGCGCGGCCAACTAAACCCGGCATTTTCCCGCTGGCTCATGGGGCTCCCGGAAGAGTGGGACGCCTTCGCGCCTACGGAAACTGCATCGTCGCTCCGCAAGCGATCGAGTTTATCCGCGCCGCAACAGCATGGAGGATTTTGACGGAATGACCGAACCATACAGCGAAGAGTGGAGGGTGTCTTGAAGTCGCGGCGGCATCACAACAATGAGGGGAGGCGGCGTATCCAGCGGGGACGGACCCGCGACGATGCGGAACGATGGAACCGGAAATATGCGGAAGGGGGGAATATGAAAATCCGAGTGACATCCAAAGTGCGTGCTCTCCTTGTGGAACTGGATCAGGCATTTGAGAGGTTTCATGGTTATGCCGCCACGTTGGCAGATCGTTGCATCAGCAATAGCGAGGCGATGGAGGCCGGGGCGAATAAATCAGCACAGGAGCGAATCATCTTGGGCATCGCCTACCGGATCAACAATGCGACAAAGGAAAAAACTTAGGCATTCCCAACGATGGGAAGAAAGGAGCAAACACATGGACGGATGGTACTATCTGCACACCAATGGGGAGTTGATTTTCAAGCGGTGGTTTGAACCGGAGGCCGACAGCGACTTCGTCAAAAAGGTGTGGCCTATCGACGTCACGAATCGGGCAAACGCCTGGACGATCCTCATCGAGGGACTGGCGATGGGGGCACGGGTCGAGAGAGTGGCGGAACTGGCCGAAACGTGGGGCTGCACTACCCACGACCTTCCCATGTATCTGGCCCACGTCACAACCCCGACCCAGCAGCAGAAAGACGGGCTGGAATTGTTTTTGAATAAGATCGCCCATGTCGATTATGACACCTGGCTGGACTGGCTGGCGACAACCCCCCGGGGACAGGAGCCCATATGGGCCACGATGCCGAGGGCCGATCTCTGTAAGAGCTGCACGAAAGTGTTTCCGGCCTGTGATTGCCCCACCGGGAATGATCCAGGGATCGTCTTCGATCCCAATAGCAAGGGCAAGGATTCGATTGCCGAATGTTCGGCGTATGTGAAGAAAGGAGCGGGGGATGGAGACGGAAAAAGCACGGCAGCGGAGGCTTAGGGAGGGGTTCTTCCGGGACTTCATCCAGCCGGATAAGAAGGGCATTGATGTAGGCGCAGGCGGTGACCCCATCACCGAAAACTGCATCCAATGGGAAAGAACGCTGGGCGACATGGATGCCATGAGATTGCAGGGGATTCTCACGGGAGAGATGGACTGGATTTATTCGAGCCATTGCCTTGAGGATCTGGACAACCCCTGGGCGGCCGTCAGGGAGTGGTGGCGGGTTCTGAAGCCGGGTGGGTTCATGTGCATCATGGTGCCGCACCGGGATCTCTTCGAGTGCCGCAAGACCCTGCCCAGCGCCGGCAACGCCAATCACCGGACGTTCTGGCTCCCGGATCGCAACGAGCCTCCCGTCACGCTGGGGCTGGTTCCCTTGGTGTCCGGGGTCTGCCAGGACTCCGAACTTATGTACTGCAAGACCTGTGACGAGGGATACCGGGTAGAGTTCAGGCCCATGCCCAGCGCCCCCCATATCATCCAGGTGATTGCGAACGGGGAGTTCAGCATCGAGGCAATCTGGCGGAAACGTATCCCAATGATGTACGTGGAAGATATGATCCTGCCCGAACAGTTGGGGATGACAAACGACGAGGCCCAAAGGCGCGAGGATTTTGGACCAAATGGGGATGCGACCACCCCCGGATTCCTAAAAGGAAAGGAGAAACAATGAGCGAAGAAGAGATCAGAACCGCGATCCAGAAGCGGGAGTATCGGATCAGGTTCACGGAACCCATGCTGGGGACCGTGGCCATGGACCCGGAAATCTACAAGACCTACATCGAGGCCAAGAAGGAGAAACGCAAGGATTCCGCATACGCGCCTGGCGCTGATGACGAAGCTGCGACCGTTGAAAAGCGGGAGGAAAAGGGCTGGACCGGATTCCATCGCCTCAACCCCGACGATCAGGACAGTCCAATGTTCGTCTACGACTATTTCGTCAAGGGATTCCTGAAGGGGTCCGGGAACGTCCTCAAGGACATCGTGAAGGTGAAGCAGTTGAAGTCGAAGCTGGACGACTTCGTCTTCGTCTTTCCCCGGCGCATCCTGCTGGGAACCGGAAAGCCGGATGGCGTCCTGGAGAGGCCACTGCGGGCCATGACTATGCAGGGGCCGAGGGTCACGCTGGCCCGGTCGGATTATGTCAAAGAGGGGACCGAGATCACCTTCCAGATCCACCTTTTCCCGCACCCGGCGCTCTCCTGGAAGCTCATCGACGCCCTCATGGCCCATGGCCAGTACATGGGGATGGGGCAGTTTCGGAACGGATCTTACGGCAGATTCGAGGTGGTCGACGTGAAGGAGTGCTGAGGAGAAGATCAGCGAGGGCTTGGTATTGATTTGAAACGGAGATGAATGGCGAAGAGCCGCTTTGGAAGAGTCGCGCATAGAACCGCCCCGAAGAGCATGGGCGACGAAATGAAAAGCACGACATCGTGTTGGAAGTGAAGGGCAGTGCGTTGGCAAGGGATTTGGATGGAGTAGCCCAGGAAACCGAGGAGAACTGCGTTGGCGCTGGGATGAATGGCTTCGAGCCGCGCCGAAACGGCAGAGATGTGCTTCGAATAGGATTTGAACCAGCAGCGCGCCGTTTTGGAACCGCTTTCAGCCGCAAGGGATTGGAACCCAATACATCTGTATCGATTTGGAAAGGAGAACGCATTGAAAAGCAAAGACGAACAGGAGGCCCTCCGGCTACAAGCCGAGAAACAATTGGAACCAGGGCAGCGGGCCGTCGATTATCTCCAGGAGGGCGTGTTCACGATCCTCCGGTCGCTGGGGGTGGACACGAACCCGCCGGCAGACGTGAAGCAGCAGCAGCTAAACCTGGGCATCCACGTCTTCGATACCGACGAGATCCAGAAGATGCTGGAGGCCAAATCCATGGCCGGGGATACGAGCTGGGACTGGCTTAAGGGGTTCTTCCTTCGCCATGACGGGTTCTTCATCCAGCGGGACACGGGAACCGTCGACACGCGGACCGGCATGGAGATCCTCCAGCCGATCGCGTTTGTCGGCGACGTCGGAATCAAGGACGGCCATGTGGTCGCCCATATCCATGACTTCCGGACCAACAAGGTATTCATGGTCAAGGGGATTCGGATGCCGGAGGGGAAATGATCGAATGGCGTAGAGAGAACCGACGGAGGAAGGGGGAGGACTGGGGATCGAGGGCCACCGTCGCCCTCCTGAAGCTGAGCATCGTGGCCGTACTGGTGTGGACCGGCTACCTGTATGGCCAGACGGCCGGATGGGTAGAGGCCCGAGACTATTTCACGAACATTTTCGCGGACCGGGTTGAGAAGGTCGAGAAAGACCTGGTAAACTTCAAGATGTGGCACTACGGCCTGAAAAACTTCTTCTTCTACGACAAGGGGAAGCTCTGCTTTGTGACCAAGGCCAAGGATCTGGAGAACCCAAAGAAATGGAGGCGAACACGATGAGGACCAAAGGAGCACGTATGTACTCAGGGAACCGCCACAAAGAACGCCTGAAGAAGGCCCGGGTGAAACGAAGGGTCACGCTGTACGAGTCCCCCAACATCATCGAATGCCGAGACGCCAACGACGTCCTGGGGTATGCGCCGGGGTGCCGCCGTCGATACTGGTTCCGGAAACAGGGGGAGCCGGTCCTGGCGCCGATCAATGCCGACTATGCATTGGAGTTCCAGCAGGACTGGATCGCCCATCTGTATCAGCAGAAATACAAGACCCTGCTCCACCGGCCCACCACGATCACCTTCAGCCGGCGGCTGCCCTACATGGCCATCCTGCCCGACCGGATACTGGCATCACAGGGGCGGACGGAGAAGGAGGTCTTGTGGACTCCGGTGATCATCGAGGTCATGACGGAGCCGCAGTTCCGGGTCTTCGAACACAACGGAATCAGCGACCGGCAAAGTCATATTCTCCAGTTCTGCCTGGCGGTCAAGAAAGGAGTAGAGAAGGCCGTCATGATTGGTGGCTGCATGGACCCCCTGGAGATAAAGGCGGTCGTAGTAGCCCGGCAGCCGGACGTGGTCGCGGAAATCGAAGCGGCCGTAGAACGAATGTTCGACAGCATCCGACAGCGCCGGGAGCCTGGCGGGACAACCGGGGAGTGTGAGTGGTGCCCATACTTCCGGAGGTGCTGTAGCTTCAAGCCGATAGGAGTGGAACGGCCCGACCTCGAACTTCTGACGGAAGAATGGATGCGGGCACGGCTGCGGGAGGGGGAGGCGGCCGAGGGGATGAGGGCCATCGAGGATCAGATCCGGCACAAGATGCGGGAGATCGAGGAGGCCCACTGTGATGCCGGCAACCTCACCTATTCAACCGTGCTGAAATGGCGCGTAGACACCGAACGCTTACTGGCCGAGAAGCCGGACATAGTCCGACTCTATCGGAAAAACATGCCCGAGAGGGTGCTGCGGATCAGCAGATAGGAGGATTCATGTACGAGCGACAGAGGTATCTTTTGGATGGGAAGATCGAAGCAATCGGTCTGACCAAGCATCGGCACCTGTTCTACCTCGCAGGTGGGGCGGTCACGTCGGTCTTTTCGGGCCGGAAGATCAACGATCTGGACTTGTTTTTCCGCACTGAGGAAGATTTAAAGGCCCTTCAGAAAATCATCGAGGGGGAGGGTAAAGAACGCATCTATGCGGAGTTTGTCACCAAGAACGCCGTCAGCTACCGGATCAAAAAGGAACTGGTCCAACTGGTCCGCTGCACCTTCGCCCAGCCGAGGGACATGCTCGGCACGTTCGACTTCACCATCTGCATGGCCTCCTATAATCCGAGGCATCATGCGGAAAACGACTTCATCTTCGATCCCCTCTTCATGCCCGATCTGGCCGCCCGGGTGCTTCGGTACAATCCCGGTCCCTACCCAATCGCCAGTCTGTGGCGGATGAAGAAGTTCCTCCTGCGCGGGTTCAACCTGCCGGCCGTCGAATCGATCAAGCTGGCCCTGGCCATCAACAATCTCAATCTGGACACCTATGAGGCACTGAAAAATCAGTTGGAAGGGATCGACACATCGTTTTTGAAGGACGTGACGGACCAGTTGATGAACAAGGGCGCCGAGACATATGATTTCCATCGCGCCATCGACTTCATGAACGAGATCCTGTCCCGGATCGAGGAAGGAGGCCCGGAATGATATTATTCAAATGTCCCGAAGAAGGATGCCTCTGGACCCACGAAGTCAACGATGCCCACGTCGAACACTTTGGCGCCCCGCGATGTCCCCAGCACGGAACCGTAATGACCCGGTCCGATTGGGAGATGCCGTCCCCGTTGCGGCTGGATCTGGCCTGCGGGGAACGGAAGGAGCCCGGGTTTGTTGGCGTCGACCAGATGCTTTACCCTGGCGTCGATTTGGTCTGGAACCTGGACCACTACCCCTACCCCCTCCCCGACAAGTCAGTCGATGAGGTCCGGTGCTTCCACTTCATCGAGCACGTCGAGAACCTCGTGGCCTTCATGGAAGAGCTTTATCGGATCATGAAGCCCGGGGCCACCGGCGTCCTGGCTGCACCGTTCTGGAGTCACGTAAACACCTGGCGCGACCCCACCCATCGCCGCGGTATCGCCGAACAGACGCTGATGTTCTTCAACCGGGACTACCGGGAGCGGAACAAGAAGGGCTGTTATGGGATCAAGGCGGACTTCGAGGTCGGATACTCCATCAACCTGGACCCCAGCATCAACTTTCATCCGCCGGCTCAACTGGAGTTCATGAAGCGGTTCTGCGTCAACGTCTTCTTCGATATCACCTTTACGATCCGGAAGGTGATCAAGGAATCCGATTTCCCGAAGACGTGGGAGTGTAAGGTCTGTGGGTCCACCTACACGGACCGGGAGAAGGGATCGGGAACGAAGTGCTGGCAGGGACATGACCTCACCAAAATCGAAGGAGGGACCGATGGACAAGTTTAACCGCGCCTGGATCATCGAGAACGGCTGCCAGATCGTCCAGCAGTATCAGGGCAACATCACGCTGCGGGGGCTGCATTA